AGCCCATCGGCCAAAGATCTTTGCGTAGCTTGAATGTATTGAATGTCCTTGGCGTTCTGCTCTGTTTTGCTTCTGACCTCGACAAATTCAACCTCTTTGATGTGAACAGTCTGCTGAAGCCCTCGGAAATCGAAATAGAGCATCGTCAGAATGAAGCACAAAAAACTCATCAACAGGTTCTGAAACCAGTTTGGAAATCCCTTCGCCAAAAAATCCCGCGTTTCGTCAGACATTTTCATTCACTCGCCGAATCTGGCATTTGTGGTTTCGGTTTTCTCTTGAGGCGGGTGTTACCCCTGTAGTCTTTCTTGAAAAGTAGTCTGTCCAAGCCAAGCTTTTTGCTCAACAGGCCATGGGAGATCCATGCAATAGCCCATGCGATCGGAGCCACCACACCGCCCATCCAATGCCTCGGATCCATCTGAACCTGCGGAGCCTTGGATGGAGACAGGATGAATCCGTAGTAGAATATCGCCATGGCGAACGTGGCCAGTGGGATGTATTGATTTGGGAATTTTGGGATGCTCTTTAGAACGTAACCGAAGATCAATATGCCGGCAATGCCCACAATCTCGATGGGACTGGTCCACATCCAGGAAAAAACAAGGTCCACCTTATCGAGCAACGCGCTGGCTTGGGCTGGAAAGGAATTGGTCATCTTCCAAACCTCCCCACGCCTCTGCCGCCGCCGAGCTTCGAGCCTTTCCTTGGGTTGCCACTTGGAGTCGCTGGTTCTCCTGCTTCCGTGAACGCACCCTGGCTAGGAAGATAGAAGCTCCTATTTGCCGTCTGTTCCAGCTTCACGGCGCGGACCATATAGTCATAGCTCCCGCCAGATTCATCCTCATCCGTGTAGGGGCTTGTCGTTGGGATCGAAGTTAATTTCGTGAATGAATTTCTCTGGCCGGCCGGTGAACGATAAACATGATAGCCGACGACGTAATCATCCGAGGATGCCGTCCATGTGATTACGTTGTCCGAGCCTGTTGGTGTTACTAGAGCGTCAGTTGGAGGAGACACAACGTAGGCTCTAAGTGTCGGATCTCCTTGTAACGAGACATAAGTTTTGGGTCTTTCTGAAACCACATTGAGGTCGTTCGGTTGACGGTATCGATAATCGATTGGATGGAAAAACGAAGCTGCCATGGAAAACATCTGTTGACCGATTGGTTCGCCCATCGCGGAATGGTCCATCGTTATTTTATTTTCACCATACTCGACGGTCAGCCCGTAACCGTCTGCTGCAAGTGGAGCCAATAAAAAAAGGTTTGATCGCATACCGCTATCCCAGTCCCCATAATATGAGCCATAAGTCCTAATAAACGGAGAGTAGAATCCATGCGCTACTAGTCCAGTGGAATAACCCAGTGTGTTGTCATGATCATATTGCCCACTGCCAAACGAATAGGCCCATAGCGTAGCATTGCCTACGTTCGTCAAATGGTTCATCCAATTCGTCAAAACAGTGTTTGTTGTGTTGCCGAAAAACGATGATAGCAATCCGTGCGCTTCGGCTGGGGCTGAGTTTGAGAAATTGACTGTCCCGATTTTTGGGACCGTAAACTCCTTGTTCCTCCACTCGTTGTTTCGCGTGAGATATTGGCTTAGCAATTGCGCGGTTGATTTACCAGTGGACGGAAACTGATTGATGTCGATCCTGCCAAGTCTCATCTGCGGAATGTTAGGGATAAAATTCGTGTCATACTTTCCATCACCTGGAACGTTCCATTGCGGAGGATCATCAGCGGTGCTGTCGTTTGCGTCCGTGTCATTCCACCCAACCTCACTCCTGTCCGCATAATACCAATCTGCTGGGTGAGCCCCGAAATTATCGAGATGGGCACCTGGACTAGTTAATCCACCGTAAGGAATCGGAACATGCCCAAGGATTACCAGAGTCCAATCCGCATTTGTGTTTGTGAGATAATCATTCTGAACCAGAGTTTTGGTTGCCGAAACCGCCGACGCCCAACTTGCATTTGTCACCTCGACCGGAGTTACGTCATGCCGGAAAATCTGGTAGCCGTCGCCAACGAAACTATTGGTCAGAATCGCAATCTCAGAAGCCAATGGACCAGCCACGGAACTATCAACTAAAAGGACAAGATTTCCCATGTCATCCTTTAGCGGGACTTGCGTTCCCGTGCTGATATATTGGAATGTCAATGACGGCCCATTTGTAACTCCGTCACAAACCCAATTAGTCATGAGTTGATAGAGCCAATACTCGTAATGGATTCCAGATGAAATATTGGTATCAATGAATCCTGATTCCATAGTTTGATCGGTCGCGTTTGAGTAGATGTTGCTCCACGTCGACCAATGGATTGGATTGTTTGTGTATTCCCTACGAGAGACCATGGTCACCAACCGATATGCATTTGTCGGCCAGAAAATTCCTATCCAGTTAGTAGATGCAATTGGATAGCCCCTCGACGATTTAGGATCGTTTATGCAAGCCAGCTGTATCGGTGGAGTTTCAGTATATTCGTAGGCTCCCATGTCCCAGTTTGCATCTCTCGTTTTCCCTTCCAAGTCATCATTGTAATATGCGCTCAAATCCATGCCAGCCCCGACAAGCGGACTCAATAATGTCGGACTAAAATTCTGACCTTCACTCCAAGTCAAGTATGGATTCCCGCCATTAATTCCGTTCGTCTCATAAAATTGCCAGTATTGATACCCAGGATCTCCGACTGGAGCAGTGCCGGCTTCCACGGGAATGTAATTCGACTGCGCCACAAAATTATGGTCAGCTAGTACGTTAGTCAGTTCCTCGTTGAAAGAATACCAACCCAGACTATCGTTGCCGATGAAGTATTCGCAATTCAGGAAAACATTGTTTACGGATCTTCCGCCGTGTCCTGATGTCACCCAAAAATTCGTATAGGTTTCATTTGTCGCCGTGACAAAATTCAGAACAACCCCAGCACTGCAACGAATAAACGTGTTATTATACCAATGAATATTTCTAGCGCCCATCGTACCTTTCGCTGACACGTCCACGAACAGATTATTCCGGAAAGTTATATCACTTATCTCCGGTAAATCTGCAGCCGAAAAAAAACACAGTTGTGGCGATCCTCCGGGGACTCCGAAATTCAAAATCTTATTTTGCTCGATGAGATTATACTGAGATCCAAAATCAGGCCCGGACATCTGAACAAAATCGGCATGACCAATACCAGTCCCCTCAAATACGTTCGAAAAAGTATTCCCGCGAACGATGTTGGTTTTGCCGAAAATGCGCAACCAATCAACGTTATCTCCATCCGATAGGTAATTCCCTACAATCAAGTTGTGGTCCCCGTATATTCCAATTCCTCCTCCCTCCGAATTTGCGTTCGTCATCCGATTGCTTGCGATCAAATTATTACTCGCAGCATCACCGAACGGTTGAGCAAGTGGAGCTTCAGATTCGATAAACCCTCTTGCCTGCGCATTTTCCGCGTCAATTACATTGTTGCTGATGACACAAAAATCAGCGTTGCGCCTCATTGATATCATCCATCCGTCATTCCCTCCCTTCACGATAGTGTTGATCACCATGTGATATGGATGCTGGATGAAAAACGATCCTACTTGCGCTTGGCTTTGACCATCGATCGTAATGATCAATCCATTTGATCCATTCCGCACGCTAAGCACACCATTGGTATCGAATTGACCAGGGCCAAGTAAAATCGTGTCTCCTGCGAGAGCAGTGTTCAATCCTTGTTGAAGAGTCAGGAAAGGTTGAGCTTCACTTCCTGGATCGGTATCAACTCCATTCGTCGCGCAGTAATAAGTAGCCGAAGAAGCGAGCTGCCGAAACAGTAAAAAAATTATAAACGTAAGCCTCAAAACAATCCCCCTTTCCGAACATTGCCGCTTACATGTGCTCCGGGCGGATCAATGACACTGCGTAGTTTACCTTCAATATCATAACCCAAATCCGGTTGATGAACTTGTAATGCGCCAACTTCTCTAGAAATTCCAAATAAGTAATTGTTATTCAGCAACCGATAATCCCCAAGTCCAGTGGTAAAGGCTCCTAGATAACCCTGATTATTTTGGAATCTTACAAAATTGGTTGGGAATTTAGTTCCGCTAACATTTGGAATGATGTTGAATACACCGTTAAAATCTGGCCAGTTATGAGCAGGTGAACCATCTGGATAATGGTAAATATTCCCGGAGCAACCTACCTGATACAGAATGTTTGCACTGTTGGTTAACCAAGGATTCTGTTGGGGCGAAAGATCTCCAGCCCATCCCGGCACAGGGAAAACATTATTATAAAATCTTGTAGTAATCCTAAATTTATTCGTATCAGAATTGTAAATCATCTGGTTGCGAGCCCCTTGAATCGTCCAGTTACGAATCACAACGTTGGTAACATGCGACATTGGCCACAGCGACATGGACACATAATTATTAGTGCTCTCGATGATGACATTTTCGGACCAAAATCCATGAAGAACATCATATGTCGCGGGATCCACAGCGGCAGTATTCCCGAATTGAAGAATAGTATTTCCGCCAAGTTGAAGAAATTCCGAGTCGGTCAAAATTGTATGTGCGCTAAAAGGCGCACCGTGATTGGCTTGTGTATCGATAATCTTGAACGATGTGTTCCCAGCACCCCTTCGCGTAATTCCAATCCCCGTCCTAAACCAAGTATTCCCGTTAACCCCGCTCACGTCAACATCCCTACCAATAGCGAACGAGGTGTTCTGTGCGCTGATGGTAGTAATCGACTGACCACATCTTGAGACGGTAACGTCAGTCATGCTAATATGACTACACGTTGCAAATATCTGCGTGCTCGGTGAATCCACAGTGATGTTGTCAAGCCACAGCCTAGCAACTCCTGAAATTGGACTTCCAACACCTGTCCCAAACTGAAGCACTAGTCCTCCACCATTCGCAGTATCTCCCTCGAACTTCACACAATCAGAGATATCTTGACTGCCAGTGCGGTTTGTCAAAGTTAGAACGTCGCCTGGGTAGTTTTTTAATCTCGACCAAGAGCGAGCTGTATTTGAGACGCTCAATGAACCACCACTCCAATTAGTCACACCATTTCTTCCAAGTGCGACACCTATCGATTCCGCAATTCCGTAGCGGTGAAAGTTAGTTGCAGCAAGAGCGTTCCAAAGCGCATTAAATGATCCGAAATAATGGACTGGATCAACGTTCTCGGGTGGTCCATTGGTAATCACAGGCGTTGCGCCTCCTCCCAATGCAACTATCCCAAAGTTCGTGAATGAATTAAAACGATCCAAAAAATTGGTTTGGCTGGATGGCAACGGAGTCGGCCCCGTCCACCTATCCCAGCGCGTGTCGAAAACATTGGTCCCAATCATTGGATACACCACATAATCACAGCGGATGCGGGCAAAATTCGTGAAGGTCGATGTTGAAATTGCCGCTACCCAATAACCTCTAGCTGGGCCAAAGCCAGGCTTTGCTCGAATATGTGATGCCCAAACTTCCTGAGTATTCGAGCTTTCATCCATCGCATAAACTTTAACTCGGTCGATTCCGCTCCAATGGCCGCCCTTTAAGTAGACGTATTCCGTTGAATTGGTCCATCGTTGCTGTCCAGGATGAGCCCAATTCATCGTTGGTTCAGAGGAATCAGCGAACGTCGTTACTGAGTCATTAGTTACCGTCAAACTAGTAACTGCTGCGACATCGATCAAAGTATTTGTGTTCGCAATCCATCCCGCAATCGCAGTCATTGAAATAGTCTCACCTGCATAAATATAATCATTCAGGGCAATATCAACTATGACGTTTGTTCCGGTGGCTTCAGTGATATGAATACGATTGGTATTCCCTAATGGCCACGGCCATCTGCGGATTTTTGTCGGGTAAATTGTTCGCTCAATTGTTCTTTGACTTCCATCTTTCCAACCCGAACTCGTAACCGTCAAAGCGCAAGTTTGAGTCGAGGTCAAAGCATTCCAGTTCGTTGGTGCGCTGGTTAAAAATCCTGGATAATATTGAAGATTGGTTCCAATCGATGTTGTAGTGTCACCGCCGATAACAACTTTCAAAGTCCATCCATCACTATCAATCCATGCTCCGATCACGTTGGTTCCAGATGCATCAGAATTTGGATCACCCTTGATCTCAACCGCCATCGCTGCCCAGTCAGCGGCAGTGTTAGTGACGATGACTGTGTTATCAGTCGTGAAAAAATTATACATGCAGTATCCAGCGTTCGATGGAGGATTGGCACCTGCGTCCCAGTCTTCGGTCCAACCGTCTTCAGGTGTGCCTGAAAACGCCACGGTATCCTTCCCCAAAAATGCGATGACAGAATTGAATCCACCGCCACCCAAAGCTGCAAGAGTCACATTCGCATTAGCGGTCGCATCTGCACCGTTCACAGCGAATTGAACAATGGCATTGCTACCTAAAGTTCCAGATGTATCCACACCAGAAAATTGCACGGCTCGCATGCTGCAGCCTGTCTGATTGGCTCCAAAGGAAGCAACCAGAGCGTCCGACGTTGGATTGTCATTGGTCATGGATCGAAACAACGTGAGTTTGGATTTTGGAGAACCAAGAGTGTTAAAATTTGTTTCAGCGATCATATACCACGTCATTCCGTAGCCCGCCAATGTAGGTGTATTAGGAGCAGAAGCTTTGCTACTGATAACAGCCACAATGCAAAGTGCGTTTGCAATTGGGGCGTTGCTTGTAGCCAGAGTGTAACTGTCAACGTTGGCCGTTGTATTGGTCTGGCCGATGCCTCGGAAGGTCATGACGGCTTCCGATCTGCGCGATGAAAACAACAAAACCAGAAGACACAAGACGGGAAGGATTGGTAATGATGCAAGTGCAAGAATTGACAATCCAACGCATTCGGATAGGAAAATTAGAGTCTTCATTTCGCAGTTACCTGGTTGGTCGATTCCACAACGTAAGGCAGTCGAATCGTAACATCAGCATCGTTGTTACCGATCTTCGGATGAGGGAAATAATCGATCCGGATTAGCTTCGGTCCAGCCGCTCCAATCCATACGCCAATCAGCACGGCCGCCGAAAGAGCAACCCAACCAATCAGGATTTTAGATCTATTGCTCATGGCTCACTTCCCCAGTTTTGGCCGCTCAGAACGGCGTTGGTTCGGAACCCATAAAGAGCAATGAAATCCACATAATTTCCATTCGTGCTTTGCGTAATCCCGGTTTGGACCGATGTCGGCCTGAAGTTTGGTCCGAAGTAATTCGTGTTCGGTACAAGGTAGGTGAAGCCCTCGTTTGGCTGCTCGATTGCCATGCGGATGAACTTGCCTGGAATAATGTTAGTGTTGAGGAGTCCGGAATGCGCAGAGAGTGTCAAGATAACGTCATTGGTCGCGCCAAGAGCCAGCCAATCCAGGATGAAATTCGTGCCGATAATTGGAACCGTGTAGGGCGGCGCGTTGGTTGTTGGACCGGCGGATCCGCCACCCGCAGGAATGTTCACCGCCGCCACCCCGAAAGGATGATTGACGTGATTGGTCCCCATGAGAACCTCCCCCTCAGCCAGGTTGATGACGCCGAAGTTGGTGGTGCTCGAAGCCGGGACGCCGCCCTTGGCGAGGTAGCTCGTAAGGAGGACGGCGGGCGTTGAAATCGGAACTGCATTGGTCCGGCCGGCCCACCCATAAACTGAAAGCATCGTTTCACCGAGAGCGTTTGTGTCCGCCGCATGAATCTCTCCGACACCTCCGATTGTGATCGTATGTGCTCCCACTGAATCCTGCGTAAAAACCAACTCGACCGGCGGGACATTGGACGAAGCTCCGGCAATCGTGATGTTGGTATCCGATCCAACGGTGAAATAAAATGTCAAATTCGTGGTGACATCGATGGTGGCCGTTCCCGGGCGTGGAGGGATGACCAGGCCGCCAAGTAAAGTCAGAAGATTTGAAGTCGTATTAAAAAGCACTCCCGTGGCGACGTTGTTCGTTGAACCTCCGGCGTCATCGTCATTCACGGTGAATGTCTGAACTCCACCTGCGCCACTCGATGTGACGGTAATTCCGCCGGTTCCGGCCGCCACAACCACCTTGTTGGACGTCGATTGAATGTCCGCGACGAGCCCGTTGGTGGCTCCCTGCAAATTGGCAATGTCCGTGTCGTGCCCATTAAGCCTCGAATTTTGACCGTTGGTAGCACCCTGCAGGTTGGTAATGTCAGTTCGCAGAACGTTCGATGCATTGTTTAACTGAGCGGTCGTGACGTCACCGGCCCCGGCTAAGAACTCAGTGGCCAATGCGTACTTCCGTGAACCAGTGGATACGTCGACGATCGGAATCATGTCGGCGCCGTCCGGGGTTCCGATGTTCAAAACGTCGGTGATCCAGTTCGTGCTGTTGGCATTGGTCAGAGCCACATTGCCGGCGGTTCCGGTGATTCTGAGAACATTCAGATTGGTTATGCTTCCGCCTGCCGCGTTGATGGTCTGGCCGGCTGGGGTGAGTGTGTATCCGCTCTTTTGGATGGGTTGGGCGATCAGGAACGTTGCGACGAAACAGAAGGCCGCGGTCAGTAGCAATTTGGAGTTTTTCATGCGATCAATTCAATCCAGCCGGTGTCGCCGGCTCCGGTTTTCTTCACCCAAAACGATTCGTCCGTCGTGTTGACGTAGGTGGTTCCTGCGGCGGCAGTCACGGATCCTTCCGGATCTCCGGCCCCGGCCAGTCCGCTTCCGCCTCCGCCTCCTCCGGTCACGGTCTGGCTGATTTGGTCGAGCAACGCCAATTCCATCAGATCAGCAGTATTTCCATTGCTGTAGCAGCGAAAACATTTGGCGTACTCCAAAAGGCTTTGTGGATCGGTGGCGGCCATGGCGTCAAGGGTGGTTAAGGTTTGGGCCAAAATGGCCAGGCGTAAGAGTTGGGTCGTGTCGGCATCTCCGTAGCAGCGAAAGCAGTTGGCTTGGGAGAAAAGTTCGGCGGGAAGGGTGGCAGGCATGGCTTATTCCAGGTCTTCCATTGCGATGGGTGGCGCGTTGGATTTTTTCTTGGCGTATTCGACTTCGAACTCGTCGTCGTAAATCCGCGTCACGGTCACGAGGATCGAATCGCCGACGGCAACTTCTTTTCCCATGGCGATCGACTTTGGCAACAGCGCCGTGGGAGTTTGCTTGGCCGGTTGCTCGCCCTCCTCCATCTCCATCTTTGCGTCGCCGTACATGTCCTCGTCAATAATTGCCATGGCCAAACGTTTGAAGGGATTGGAGTTGAAAATAGCCCCCGCCAACCGCCCAACCCTTCATGAAACGGTTGACGGGGGTGCGCCCGGCCTAGATTAGCAAGTCGGCGGATCCGAAGAGTAATTCTGGCTCGGATAACCAGGATCAGGCGAGCAGGTATCGATCTCGGGGATGCATTCCTGTTCGCGTTTATGGAAGTAAACCCGCATGAACTCCGTGTGGAGCGGGCGGATGTAATACTTGAACCAGGCCGCGAAACGACCCTTGTTGCGCCACGGATTGGCAATCACCTGGCCCGAGGCGTCGGCGCCCAAGTTGTCCATCTGGAATTGCCAGGTTCCACCGAAGTCCTTATGGCCGTAAGGCATTTCCGGATTGAGCGGAGTCGCGTCTGGAACCAACAGTTCCATGCCTTTCTTGTGCATCTGATAGGTCAGGGTGAACTGGGCGTTCTGGAAATCCACATTGACCTCTGAACCTTCACCGACCGCGCCGCCCGCGCCGCTTGTAGGCACGTTTGTAAATGGCTGCAAGACTTGGTAACGGTAACGGTTGGGAGCCGCGCCCGCGCCCAGGTCGGTGACGAAGTTGAAACGCAATCCCATCTCGTCGGATCGAACCAGGTAATTACCAACCTGGCCAGAAAACCCATAGCGCCAATACTCACTGGCCGCGCCCCATTCGGAGAAACGCCAATTACCAATCACGGAAGGAGATGAACCGCCTCCCGTGCCCTGCCGGGTTCCCAGGCGTTCCAAGTTTCGGACCGTGTCCAGATCGGAAACCAGTTCGATGAACGGCAACGTTTCTTTGAATGGATTCTCGCCGGCGTAACCTTCCAACATCGCGCGCGAGAAATTGCGCTGCAACATCTGCGGCACCAACAAATACACGTTGGAAGGATCCACCGAACAGTCGAAGTAGATGTCCTCGTCCGGGAACGCCGCTGGAGCCGTCCATTGGAAGGTAAAATCTTCCATAGAAGCATTGGCAGTCGTGTGATACTTGGCCCATTGAAGAGCGCGTCTGCGCAGGAAAGCACTCGAAATAATCGTAGTCGCAGGCTTCAAAATCTTGCTGATCAAATGATCGATGTCCTGCATCGCGTGCGTGATGTGCATCGCCTGGTTGTAACAGATCAAGGGCGTGGCCCAGGTCTGTTCCTCGGCATAGTAGGTCAGCCGGTCGGCTCCCCACCCGATTTTGCTTTCGGGAGGATCACAAGGATTACCCGTGCAACCCACGCCGTTGGCTACTACCCGGCGCCACTGCTTGGTGGTGTTCGGGTGAACCGATCGCATACGGTCTTGGGTAATTTCGACGGACGTACCCATCGGAGTGGTTCCCGTGCTGACGTTATACAGCCAACCGTCGGTGGGCTTGATGTCCTCCAAAATCTTCTCGTCGAACTTGGGGGTTTGATCGATGAAAAACTGGGGATAGTCGCACGCTTGGATGATGCTGCTGTCTGGACAAGCCATAAGTTTCTAAAACGTAAAGGTTTAAATCTTTCACGCAGTTTGCAGATGCAATCGTGCATCGTGCGGTTCTATTGCGTGTGGGGCGTTTTAGAAGCTACGCCTTGAGAAGCGGGCACCAGATTGTTGGCTCCGGATCAGCCTGCCGACCGCTGCCCTTCCAATCGGCTCATTTTTTTTGAAGGACAACTGATGGAAGTCCTACACTCGGATTAAAATCGTGTCAATGGCCTTTTCTACCGGGCACTGGCAAGTTTCGCCAAGTCGGCTTCCATCCTTTGCCTCCATGGCACCCTGCCTTGAGGCTGTCCGGAAGTGGATTCGCTGCCGGTGCGCGTTGGTTCACTTGCCTTAAAGGCTTCCAATTCCTCGGTCAACTGCGCGACGCGCTTTTCCAAGGTTTGATTGGTTACAACCAACCGTCCGAAAGCCGCGGCCCGATTGCGCAAAAGCGCGTGACTTCTGACAATACTCGCGCGCTCTTCGGGGGAATGCTTTGGGTCCATGGGATTTTGTGCCCATACCTTGTCGACCAGGGCAAAGCCTTTGCGCAAACGCTCACTGGCTTCCTTGTCCTGTGGATCCTCGCTAAAATACTTCCCGTAACGCTCGTCCTGGGCGACGGCCTCGTTCGCTTCATTCCAGTTTTTTGCCACAAGATCGCTCAATTCCTTCTGCTTGGCCTGATGCTCCATGACGAGTTGTTTTTGGCGTTCGGCACCCACGGTTTTTGCCTCCTCCAACACTTTCAATTGCACGTCAAACAAGCGTTTGATCTCCTTGCGATGGGACATGACATCTTCCGCAAGATCGCCAAATTGAGCCTTGGCAACTTCCTTGGCCTTCTGTAGAGGGAGTCTGACCAATTGAAGTAAATCATCCGCGTTCATGTAGCGCGTTGTTCCGGCGTCCTCGACAGTCAATTGGCCCAACTCGTCCATGGCTTGCTTCCAAGCCGCTTCATATGGCTCTTTGTACTGCTTTTTGAACTCATCGCTCGTCTGGTAATCGACGTAACGCAGTTCCTCCTCCATTTGGGCAGTACGCTCACTCATTTCTTTGAACTGCTTCTGCAAGTCCTCGTATTCCTTTTTGGCCGTGGAATTGGCGCGTGCCTCAGCCAGTTCCTTCTCCAACTGAGCAGACTTTTTCTTGTACTCCTCGGCGATCTTCCACGGACTTGGTTTCTTGCCCTTCTCTTCAGGCGTTTCCTTGGAAGTTTTCAGGTCCGCCAAATCGTCAATGTCATCATCCGATGCCCCCTCGGGAGGGGGCGCTTGCGGCTCCGGCGGTTCGGCGGGCTCAGGTTTGGGTTTGGGTTCGGGCTTGGGTTGGGGATTGGACTTATTGGCCACCTTCTGAAGATCCTCGAACATTTTGGCTCTGCGCGAAGTGGGTTTGGGCGCCTCTGGCTCGGCGCTCAACTGTCCAAAATGGATTTCCCCACTGCTCGGAGGCAACGCGCTGCCGCTGGGCTTTGGCGGTGGAGCGGACGGAGAAGGAGTTTGGGGCGGTGTGGAAACCGGCGCTGGGGCGATCGTAGGTTCAGGCATTGTGGTTTAACTGGGTTGGGGGTTGGCGTTTGGGAATTTCAGGCAGGTTGCCCAAATTCAAAAGGATCTGGCAGAACTCCAAAGCGCCGGCTTGTTTCCAGTGCAAAGAATCGGCCGGCTCCCTGGACTTAGAGAGTTGATGGGCCATTTCCAGAATAGCCAAGTCCAAAGTCCCCTGCATTTGGGGTTGCATCACGAATCTCACGACGGATTGGACGATGTTTTTATCGAGATGCAGGCGTTCCTTTGGGCTCATTGGCTTCCTTTATTGATTCACGGGTTATCTCAGCGGCCGTTCGAGCGTTCTCGCGTTCCTGGTCGGCGGCAAACTCCTGGCCTTTGCGTTCCTGTTCCAGTTCAAAAGCGATTTGGCGCTGGGCGGTGCGCTGGGCGTGGCTTTCGCGGGTGTTCTCGGATTTGGCTTGGGACTGCATCATCATGGCTTGGATCTTGGCCATGGTTTCAGGATCTGGTTGGCTGCCCTGCTCTTGAGCCTGGGCTTTCATGGCTTCCTGCAGGCGTTGGACGAAACCCTTGAACAAGTTTTCCAGCTCATGGGTTTTCTGATTCAATGCCGCCACCACTTGCTTGGCTTCCGGATCCTGGGCGAGGATGGAGATGTGCTCCATCATGTGGGTCATCATGTTGTCCAATCCCTGCAACTCCTCGATCGTGCCCATGTTGTCCCGGGATCGTATCTCCGAGATCTTGAGCGCAATATTAGCCATCATGGCCTCCACGTAATCAAGATGGTTGATCCCGCTCTTGATCGCCACCGGAAATCCTCCCATGAGCGAGCCCGCGGCCAACTGGGCGTCATGAACCGAATCAGAGATCTTGGGCTGTTCGGGAACCAGTGCAAGAGATTGGGAAGGATCGTCGGTGTAGGCAAGGATGGCTTTGCGCAGGACTTGCCTTTGAGGTTCCGGATCCAGAGCCGGGCGGAGCGCAAGCAGCTTCTCGGCGATCGCAAGTTCCAGGGTTTTGTTGCCGGCGCCCAGGATCCTTTCGGCTTCAACGTCCCAGCATTCAACGTTCAGATGCTCTTCAGGTACGCCACGCTGCAAAACCCGGGCGCGAAATTGTCGGACATCGACATCACGAGAATTCCTTCTGAAAAAGCGGCGTAGAATTTCCCGATACTCGGGCATTTGATACTGATACGCCTGGGCGAGACCCGCGGAGACAAGCTGCACGGCCGTTTGCTGTTCGCCCATGAACTGCGTGGCGGTGATTTCCCTGCGGTCGGGAGCGTTGATGGTGTTGCCCGTATAGGATTGGGCGTTGCGCTTTATGGTATCGGCGATGCGCTGCAATCCAAGGCTGATGAAGGGCGCGTTGGGTTGATAACGTTCGGCAGCCGGCACGAATTCGATTCCTTCCTCGATGATTCCGATACTGGCCAGTTCGATTTTCAGAGCCCTTTGCATGTCATCACCACTTTTGACCCGGAAGTACATGAGCAACGATTCAAAGAGCGCCTCGTCGAATCGGCAGTTGACTCGATTCTGCAAATGGCACACCGAATAGAGCAGGTAACCCAGGGACCGTACCGAATGATAATTGAAAGGTGCCACCGCTGAGAGGTCTGCGAACTGGAAATTGATTACCTCGCAAAGGTGCGAGGCGACGACACGATCGCTCGAGTAAAGCCATTGCCCGCGTGCCCAGGATTTACCAGGATCAGGATTTGAGGTCACCCCACTTGCCAGTGGAGAAGGACTCGTCCATGCGTCCAGGATCATTCGCCGGCGCCAGCCGGAATGTTTGCCTTGCTCGTTGTAGAAGTAGAAGTCCCATGCATTGATGCGCGGCGCCGCGTCGCTCGCGTAAACGCCTCCGTCGCTCTTGGTCCGTTCCTCCCTTTTCTCCGGTGCCCAAATTTCCGGCCAGTTTTGGCTGCAGTTGACCCGGGTTTGCTCGTCGATCCATTTGAGGCTTTGGTTGACGGCCGGCATCTTCCAACCAGGATCGACCTTCGCTCCACGCGTCAAGCGCATCAACTCAGGGGCTTTAAAACTCCGGTAGATGGCAATGTAAGGCACGTTGTTCTCGGCCAGATCTGAGAGGAGCGTCTGGCTTGGAATCATGATGTCCTCGATGCCCAAGGGTTTGGGGCACCATTTGTCCTGGTCGGGGAAGATGGAAGGGCCGATACCGTGAAGGATGGTTTGGGCGAACTTGGCCCTGAACGATTCGTAGAATCCAAGGGACCGTTTCATCAGCCGGTTGATTTCAGTGGTGACTATGGCGCTCCACTCATCTCGTTTATGGACGGGACCCATGTCAGTGCGGCAGGTGAAAAAAGTTCCGGGTTTGGTGAACGCAGAGGAGAACTGTGTGCGGGCGTCGTGAAGTTCGCGTGTCAGAGTCAGATCGTTTACGTTGATTTTGATGTGGTTTTCGACTTCCTCCTCTTTGGTGTAGGGAGTTCCGCCGTTGGCAAGCGAATTGATCAACGCACGGTTCAAAGAGCGCGGGTAATCGGAAAGACGCATCTGATGGCAGACCATTTCGACTTCGGCGGGATCCTTGAATTGAACCATAGGATAATGGTTTACGCCCCAAAGCCTCCAAGCTCAAGAACTTCCTGACGCGAAAAACCGATGTTCCACGTGGAACATCGGTTCAGTGGTCATTGTAATCCATGAACGCTTTCAACAACGATTTGGTCTTCTGACGTTCGAGATGGATGATACTCAGATTTCGTAACGTGTCGAATTCGTACAGATCCCAGTCCATTTGACTGGGATAAATGGCTTTTCCTCCAACCGCCCTAAGAAGGTAGATTCTGGAATCATAGGCGACACACATGACTTGCGCTCCAAAGAGGTAAGCCATGGCGGCGCCATGGATTCTGTTGCCGACGAAGCGGTCGCACTGTTTGTAAAGTTTGAGGTATTCCCGGTGATCAAAGAAAATATGGATATCGGTGAAGCCCAGTTCCGCCGCAAAGCGCACTTCATCGGCATCATGGGCGACAAATCCGTATCCGTCTTCGATCAACTTTTTTGCAAGCGGGACTACCGATTTTTCCCAGACCCTAGATTCCTCTGGGTTCATGAAAGGATCATGGGCTCCATGGCGCATCAAATTGCAGTAGCTTCGTGGTTTCTTCTCGGGATCGAATGTTGGACTGTTCACGAAGAACGACGGGCAAATGCCTTGAATGATTCTTGGGTCGTGGAGAGTGAGTTCATGGCGGCTGGTGATGGCAAAACTTTTGGACACCAGAACTTCAACGGCGTCCTGCCAAGCTTTGGGATCGTGAATTCCGTCTTTTCCAACCACTTCACCGATTCCGATCGCGATGAAACGTTTTGGGTTTTCCGTGATCCAACCGTCGAAAAGCTTTTCCCACCACCAAATTTCAGTACTGCTCTGATTCTCGTGGCTCCACAGCGCCGGCATGCCGCAAAGAACGGCTCGATCGAATGGCACGGGATTCCATGCGTCAGGGTTTTCCTTGTCGAGCACATGGAAGAGAGCCTCCTGGTCGATTTCCCGGATGAGATCTTCGACGCCAAATCTGGCGAATGAATCACCTGGATTATGGATTGAGCTGATCAAAAGCCATCTCATGAATTTCCTCCTCCCGAGATATGCATGCGCGCAAAATGATGGGGCACTCCATGGTGGGCTGGGTTGAACCCGTTTGCTTTGAGCCAGCGGACTCCGTGCGAGAGATTGTGGATTTGGCCGCGCAAGGTGTATCGATTTCGAGGCTTCTCCCACCAGCTGTCTCCGTTTTTCTCGTGGGCGCACAGATCCAGCATTCCTGTCCCTTTGCCTGGATGCGTCATGTCAATCAAATGGCGAAGGACCGCGTCCCACAATTCATGGGCGATGAGCATGTCGGGCATCATGGATCTGTTTTTTCTCCACCAACCGGCCCTGAACGCGTACATGTCACTGCCGCAGTAATTGTGTCCGGTTCGATAAAGATGATCGGCAATGGGAGCCGTTTGGCCTGGTGGAAAATCCCTTCTGAAACCGTAACAGGCATCAATTCCATTCAAGGTTTTGCCTATGATTTCACCGGCATCGGATCGAACCTGAATGTCGATATTGGTGTAAACACAGATCTCCTGATCTTCGACGCCCTGAATTCCAAGATCGAACACGTCGCGCACGTAAGGGATGGATCTTTTGTCCAATGTGAAGAGTCTTGGAAGTTCAGCGGTCGTAACCGGTCTTTCGATCCAATCGATTTTCTCCCAGCTTCGGGCGGCCATTTCCAGGCAACGAACGGCATCCGGATCGTCGGGTTTGTAATGCGAATAAAAATGAATCATGATTTGTTCACCGCAGTTTGAATCCACTCTCGGAATTTTTCTTTTTGTTCCATCGCGCGGCTGTACTTTATTTCCAACTGGCAATTGCCTTTGGGGACCGATGTCGTCCATCCATCCACGGTAAAAGCGGCGTAAGGAGTCGGTGATCCATGGGCCAGGTGCAAGGTTGACGTGTCGCACGTGACCACCGCGGCGGCCCGGTCGAAAGCCCCCAAGAGATCGTAAATCATGCTGCACCGGAATCGAAGCAGATTGACGACGTGCGCGCCGGTCGACTTGATGATCTCCATGATGGGTGCGGCGTGCGGGAATGGGCTGCTGATGCCGCCAAGATTGACCAATATTGTCGGCCGATGGGGATTGATTATGGTGGAGGAAAACTGCGCTTCACGAACTGGATTTCTGCGATCGAAAACCAGTGTGGAGTTTATAAATTCCTTACGGTCAAAACCAGCGCGCCTGGCCATGGAGGAACCGTAATCCGGGTCCAGGGCCATGTTGACTCCGTGATTGAGTCCGTGGCATTGGAGCGTTGCCCACCCCTGCTTGTTCCATCCGATTGAATGTTCGCATTTTGGGTCTTCGTTCCAATAGCGGGTTGGTTCTTCCATGGAGATGGACCGGGCGTAAAACTTTGCCTTCTCCAAGGCGCCATACCAATGGCCGGCGATGGGTCTGCAATCGACGTAAGAGGCGCCCTGCAAAATGGACATGTAATCGGTGCTGGTGATGACCACGGGCGGTCTACCCACGGCCTCCTTGATCCGTTGAAAGCTTGGAATCATCTGGCAAAGGTCTCCGAATCGGCCCATGAGCACGAACACCGGCGGCGTTCCGGAAATCATCCAGCATCGTTTCATCATGATGCCAACTCCTCCTTGACGCATTCGACGAGTTTATCCGGATCGACGTACTGACATGGAGGCCGATACCTGCTGATCGGGCATATGTTTTTCTGGCAGTTCAAGCAATCCAGGTCCGGAGCGATGGTTCTCCATCGGCCTGGAAGCAGGTGGAGTTTTGGATCGCTGGATTGCTCGATGATGACCATGGGGACTCCCAATGCCCCGGCGATATGCATGGGACCTGTATCCCCTGTGACAAGCAGTTGCGCGCAGGAAATCCACGGGGTCAGATCGGAAATTTTTCTCACCATCAAATCCTGCACTCCCAATGGCGCCGGATGTATTCCAATCCAGAATTTCGTTCCCGGGAATTTTGGAGCTGCTTCACGCCATACGGCATCGGCGACTCTGCGCACGTTGTAGAACTTTGATCCTGGACAGATAAAGATCCAGGGCCTGGCAAAGTGTTCCAATCGTTGCGAGTATTGTTTGGTAACCGATGCAGAGACGACCAGTTCGGGTTTCAACGATTCCGGAAAGCCCAAATCGATTCCGAATTTTCTCACTTGTTCCCTGGCCGCGTCAAAGAACATGTCGTGGAAGTGTCGCGTTCTTCTATCTGGACGATTTTCATAGGCTCCATTCAAATCGATGTGGGGAATCAATGCGGATCTGGACATTATTTTGAGCCGTGGATGATGGCTTAGAACCGGAACGATTTGAGTGTTGGTTTCAAACAGAACCTCATGGCCCATGTTCAGAAGCTTGTCCGCAACGATGGTCGCGCAAACGGCATCTCCTATTCCGGCATCACGTCTGACACGAAGATTCATAATTTTGGTTGGGATCCATTTACATATCACGGGACTGCACGTTCATAAGCGCCCACGTCTTAATGCCTTGTTTTGCAAAGTAATGATGCAACCGCGTAGCGGCGTCCTTGATTTCCAGTGGAATACCCTCAAGATCCACGACCACCCGTTGTTCATGGTCCATTGGGCAACTGTGCGCGCACTCCCATGCGCCATCGATCCACAAAAGACGGATGGGTGCTATGGGGCCGTCAAATCTCCCGACCGTGCGTCCGCATTTGCGGCACCTTGGCTCTGGCGATTCTTTGGAAATTTCAGTGAGGCTCATTTTTCCTTTAGCGCCGGATTTCCACGCCCAGTCTCCTGGCCACCATCGCCACCGCATTGGCGCTGTTGATACACCCGCGGCAACCTGCCCAGTAATTCTTCATGTGAGAGTCATACTCCTCCTGCAGGACCGACGAAACCAAACCTTCCCTGGCTTCCAATTGCGCAAGCTTCTCAACGCTCTTTTCCAACGTGACTATGGCTTGAACGATTTGGGCGTCGGTTTGTTCCAGTTTTTCTTTGATCATAGGCCAATCCGACGCGTTCAAGGCCGCCCACTTCTTAAATCCTTGCTCGGAGAAGTAGTAGTTCAGAAGCGATGCCGCATCTATCATCTCTTTTGGGATTTCTTCTTGGCTCATGATTCTTGATTCTTCCTGCATTCACCGCGAGTTTCTTCCTCCTGCCAGTGCAGCCAGCGTTGCGCCTGACCAGCGCGCGCATAAAGGTTGCCTGCTCCCTTGCTGATTGAGTGTGTCCATTGCCCGTCATCGGACATCACTGACACAAATATTTGCACCGCCTCAAAGTGTTCTCCCAGCTGTGTCAGGCATTGGTCAACCACGGTTTCCTTGGCCGCCAGTTCTTCTTCGGTCATTGGTTCATCTCCTTCAAAATCCAGCAGTCCGGGTGAAGGTCCGCCTTGGTCTCGGCGCTCAGGTGTTCGGTGATGTGAGAGAGGGGCGTCCACACCTTCACCTTCATCGGACACGCGCACGCCTCGCAGATCCCAAGTTGCTCATCGTGTGGTGTCGCTAATTTCATCGCGTTTTTTGCCTCAATGTATCTTCGGATCATCCCGGACACCGGCACCGTGAAAAACCTGGTCCAATCTCCCTTCGCATTCTTGGGACACACCACACACACCGCTCCTCGCCCTATCGCCTTCTCCTTCTCCACCGGTTTGCCTCCTGCCCCGAGCCAGTCCGCCGAAGTTTCAACGCCCACCGCAACACGCGCGAGCCCGTGCGGGTGGGCTTGCGTTTTTGGGACCGGATCCCCATCGATCAAATACTGGTTCCAATTATGATCCTGGCAGATCTTCACGTTGTACTGCTCAACCTCCGTTTCCACGTCGAACCGGCTCGTTCTCCAGCCTTTCTGCTGGCCCATCCACTGGTTCGCGCGCCTCATTGCCATCACCGCGTCCACCAGCCGCCGAAACGACGGGTGCAGCCCCACTGTAACGAGCGAGTCCCATTTCAGTTCCTCCTGCCGGAACTTGAATCCTCCCGGGATTTGGTGCTCCCGGCTTTTAAGTCTTGCCATGCCCGGATTCTGCGCAAAGAAACCATTGCAATGCAACTTCATTTATGGAAGCAATATCAAGAGACGCATGAAGCCTGAATCACAAATCCATAAAGACTCGATTAGTTCCTCACAGCAGATTGCAACACCAGGCATTCCGATTGAAAAGGTGAAAGATCTGTTGGAAATCGCCAAAGCCGCCGATTTGTTGGAAAAATTCCTTGGTGATAACTGCGGAGATAATGACGATTGGCCCATCAGAATCACCGCTGACGAAGAGGGCGCAAAAGCTTTGTCGTCGTTGTTGAGCAATCTTCACGAAGCTTTGTCCCCGTATAGGCAACCATGGTATTACATGCGTCTATTCCTTAAAAATCTCTTAAAAGACTTATGAAACTGCGAGCACTCGGTGACACCCTCATTCTCCAAGACTACATCCCAACCCAATGCCGCGGGTTCATGATGCCAAAAAAACTCCTTTCGCGTTTCCTTTACTCAACTACCCGATGGGGCATCGTCATCTCCGTCGGCCCCAGAGTAGCCAAGGGCAGCGTCTCCCCAGGCGACATCGTCCTCTCCCACTACGATCAAGCCAAAGCACTGCCTGATCGACCCGGACTCTTCTGCCTCCCATACCGCTTCGTGCTCGCCAAAACCAAACTCAATCCAAAAACCTGGCGCTAAAACCATGAATCACCTCGAACCCATCCTCATCCAACTCACCATCATCATGGTCACGGCATCCATGACCTTATTCTTAAACAAGTTCTACCACCGCAAAAACCCCTGCATCGGCTTCTCAAAAAAGCACCGATGGGGACCATGGATCAAAAATTCATCTCCTCTCATAGAGTGGGGGCAGGCCCGTAAATGCCAGAAATGCGGACTCGAAGAAAAGCAATTCATAGAATTTTTCACAATGCATGGCCATTCTTTCCAAATCGACCGCGAAAACGATCCGAATCGTAGAAATTAACCATCCAATCCCCATGACATCCGAAAATCCTCCCGATTACGTCCCTGGGCAGCGCTTCCCGATTCTGCTCATGCGACCAATGGAAGAGTTGCCTTTCCAAATAACCTCAATCCCGTGGTCTTTAATCGAACCTCATGAAGCGCAAGCTCGCAAAAATCACTCCAATTTATCCCTCAAAACTCTAGCCGAAAAAGGCGGCCTGACCCCATGCGATGCAATAGCCGTTCTCGAAGATTCTGACCGCCCAGACCCATCCTCGGATATCGACCAATTCAGCAAACAGAACATCGACGCCATCCCTGAACTACGAAAACTCTGTGAGCTTGCGTCGCCCATCAATGAAACCAACCGCCACCCTTCACCCTCTAATCCAATGACATTCGAACAATCATTCCAAGACCTCCTCAAAAAACTCGACGAAAATTACTCCGCACTCCGAGAGATTCACGAGGATCCAAACTACCTAAATGACGGAGACCCAAGGTTCGTGAACCGCCAAATTGACTTCCAACACACCTCAACCCAAATCTCACGCCTCAAACTCGCCTGGAAAGATGCCCGAGACCTCACGGACATCAAACAAACCTTCCAGCTCAAAACTACCCCAGCCCGGGGACTCTGAATCCAGTGCAGGACAAGGGGCGGATCATAACGCTCCGGGTGAGCGACCGGCGCGAGAAAAAGGAAAACGATGAATATTACAAAGACCATCAAACCACCGAGGCCCGCGCCGGTTGCGCTCCACTCGGTTGTTAGCAGACACCGAACGACAATACTCAAGGCTCTCTGGTGCGCTGCTCAATACGAGGAATCGCTTGCCAAAGCGTGGCGCGGCGCTGACGCAAAGAACTGGAATAAGTCTAAGCGTGCCGCAGAAAGATACCGTCGGCTACGCCAAAAAATCGTGTCTGCTTACGATGGAGGTCAGCGATAAGCCGTCATGAACATAAAGAGATGGAACGGTGCAGGGGGCTAGTCCAGTTCATGAAGCGAACGGGGACTCAGCATCAGGACGGGGCAAGTGGCACGGTCGGCAGGCACTACCGAAAGGCACCGATATGAAATGGAAACTAGAAAAAATCGACTGGCACTCACAAGGGCTTTGCTGGTCATGGCTGAAAATACGCAAGAGCGTTTTCTACTCTGGAAATCAAGTCCAATGGACATGGGGACGGATCGCGTTCGTATTTGAGCGGCGAACTTGGATTTATTCCTCGAACAACTCGGAGTAGGGGGCAAATACCAGTTTCCATGTCCAACGGGAGCCGGTGACCCAAAAGTCCGGATTTCGGGTCGCACTCGAGCGGGGGTCTTATTATGTGACGGGCGCGCGCATGCGGGGTCCCGGGGGTGGGGTGGTGGGGACGGTCCGGCCCAAAAAGAGATTCCTTACCGCCCCGCCCCGCCGTTCGTGTCCGTCTGTGCCGCCACCGTCACCCGCACAGCGCCGCTCTGACCGGTTGCGCAGCGCCCCGCGAGCCGCGCGGCAACGGTTCTGCAGCGGGATGAGAGCCGCACCAACCCGGTCTCGTCCCATCCCGCCGGGGGACGCGGGGCAACTGGCGGGAGTCACAGCACCACGGCTTCGCCGTTCCCGCCGGCGTAGCCCTGCATCAGCCGGCGCTCCCTGGTCTGCGTCGGCACCTTCTGGATCGGTGCGAGGCGAGGGATACCACGGATCTCACGCTTGGTGTCTTGGAGGCTGCACCAGGTGGTCGCCAGGCGGCTCATCGCGCTCGCAATCACGGCCCGTTTCGTCCCCTCAAGCGTCCCCACGTCCCGTGCGAGCTCCATGACGGTCTCGAAGGCAACCCTTTGCATCTCAACTACCTGATGCAGGGCGTTTGTGCGGCCCACTCGGAGTTTTGTTGTGCCGGTTGGGTTTGGCGGTGGTGGGCAGTTGGGGTGTGCTGGCATACTGATTGCGAGCATATCGCATGGATTTCCGGATTTCCACCACATTCCACACCCCCACCCCACACCGCTCCCAATTCCCCGGGCCGACCCGCACTGACCGTGCTCCCAATCCATCCCGTTCCCCATCCTCCCCCGCTCTGCTTCCCTGTCTCTGATCTGTCTCTTGGTCTCTGTGCTGTGCTTGATGCTGCTCTTTGCTTTGGAGGGTGGGGGAATGGGTTGCAAATGGTAGAGGATGCAAAAATATTTCAGGTTGTAATTGGTTGAGGATGGGGAGGATGCGAGGATGAGTGTGAATGAATGCGAAATAATCGTTGCGCATGGAGTGGGGGTGTGATAAAGGTACGGACGATGAAATTCTCGACACTCACTACACTCACCCGACTCACCCCCACCCAACGGCTCGACTACGTGCGTCTCCGGAGAGTGATTGTCAAATACCCGTCAACCCATCAACCTATGAAATTCACCTTAGAAATCAATTTGGGTGACCCAGAAGAGTGCAAGGCTTTTGTGGCCTCCCATGGAACAATGACCGGCCGGGCTTTGGCCAATCGACTTGGGTTCCGGGGTCGTGGCGCCGCGCGCGCAGCCACCGCCCTGTCATGCTACGCCTGGAACAGCTTCACCGCCATCAACCTGCGCACGGCGGGGAATATAGACAGAGCTCTTCATTACGAGGCCATTTGCGACCGAATCTATAAAAATGACATCAAAACCATCATCCGCTGTTGGTAACCATCAAACCCTCCCTACCATGAGCAAAATCACCGCCCGCGTCACCGAAAACGGCAACGGCCTCCCAAACATCGGAGAGCTCTGTTATGACGCCTCTACTGACTCCGTCTACCGCGTCGTCGCGTGGGACGGCACGTTCGCAGTCGACACACACAAACGCATCGACGTCCAGCTTGAATACGTCGGCTCGTCGGAGACCTGTGAGTGGGTGGCAATCGAGGCCGGCAACTACGGTGTCAGCGTCTCCGAGTGACATGATCAAATACCAGTCAAATACCATGAAAACCAAAACTCACGCCAAAAAACAAACGTATCGGCTGAACGATAAACGCAACAGAGAGGCCCTTGGCAAGGCTGTCGGTGCGGTTGTGACGCGAAGCTATGTCAGTCCTCAGGAGGTTGTGGCGGCCCTACGAAAACGCGGACTCCCGGCATATTCGGATGTCTGAATACCGCCATCTCCCTCCAGGGAGCAAAACGATCAAATACCATGAAAACCAAAACTTACTCCGTCGGGATCGGAACTATTCAACCGTATATGGTCAGGACGGTTGCGGCCGTGAGTGCCCGCGCCGCGCGGTGGACATACATCAACCTATATGCCCCGCCTGGAACACGGTACAAGGATACCTGGTGCAACGGAGTTAGGACCGCTCAACCTAAACGAGTCACCACGTGAATTACTACATCCAAGAGCAATGGAGCAACGGCCAGGTCATGCTCGTTTGCGCGCGGCCTGGATGGTTGCGGCGCCATGACGGGACATTCGAACGGGATGGCAGCGCCACGGGCGGCCCGGAATGGACAGCCAAATCGTCCCACGCACTTGGGTTTGACACTCACCGCGCGGCCGCCAGGGTGGCGAGCCGTTGCCCGAGCGCAAAAATCGTCAATTTCTGAACAACCAAAACACCATGGTATCCAACAGATACCCTATAAAAACCGCGAACGGCCTGCCCGTTTGGACAGATGGCCGTCGAAAATACTCGCCCAATCAACTGCCAGGCTATTGGCATGCCACAATTTTGGAATCGGACACGCACTTGCTTCCCATCATCGAGAGGAAATTGGGTCAAGCAACCATGCTAGGAGAGCCTCAAATCACCGAAATTATAACACCATGAAACACCAACAACCCACGATTGACAGAGCCAAAGAAATTTTGGCGTGGGCACGTCGGCCGGGATACCACGGGGGCAACCCCTACGGAATGGATCACGTCAAAACAGCCGAACATGTGCTGGCCGCGCATGAGAAACGGACGCCAGATGCCTGGGCTGGAAAACCCAAAACCACATGATCGGCGCCGATATTCCATAACCATTAACCCCCAAAATCTATGTCTGACCAAGAACGTCCAATCCCCAAAAAACGTACAATCCCCCAGGAAATTGCCTATCGGATCCTCGGTTATACCGCAATTCTCCTACAATCCGAGGAATTCAAACCACTGCGGACGCCGGACCAGCAACTCGCTCTGCTGCTGCACTTGCAACGGTTGACATGTGAAGCGAAAAACAATATCGCCGACAACCTCAAACTGATTATTGCGGCGATGCCGGAAAATACATCCGCCCATGACGCAATGCTCAACCTCGAATGCATGGAGATCGCAGAAAAAGCCGTGCAAACCACCATGCGGGAACTCAAAAACAAAGACATTCAATCCCTATCGGCATGAAGACAGATACGCCCTTGTTCGGACATCTGATCGGGCTCAAGTACGGCAACCAAACGCCAAGCATGGAATTTCTGGCGTTAGAAGTAGAACGAGAAGAAGCAAAAGGCCTCGCGCGGATGGAATTCGCACAACCATACTGGTGCGGACCTAGGCAAAGCATCTTCCTGCACCGCGACGGGACCATGGAATTATGGAACACTCAATCGCTCTCAGCATGATCCCCTCCCTGCTCTACGCCTGGGGCTGGCTCTCGTTGCTGGCCTCAGGCCTTCTCATCGCCGCGTGCGGACTGGCGGCACTGCGGGACCGCTAAAACACCCATGAAAAAGAACACGATCAAAAGACAGGCCGCCCGACGCAGAGCCGCTAAGGCTTTACGCGAGTGGCGTAAGACAAAAAACCAACATTGGAGAGCTGAGTATAGGAGCGCCGTCCAATGGGATAAAAAAATGGAGGTCGCATGATTCAAGAATTTTTTTGCGGATGCTGCGGGAACATTGAAAAAAAAGCTGGATGGTGCGATTGCAACGCGCTTGGGAAAACACGATTAACGCAACAATGGAGAGTGGAGTGCTTATGCGGCAGATCTTATCAGGTAGACGGATCTAAAAAAAATGCGATGCAGGAATTCAAAAAATCCGGATGGGTTAAAAAATCTGGAGCGTGGTATTGCAAAAAATGTGTATTGAAATTGAGCGTTCACACAGGCCTAAAATCTCAGTGATCCATGGCCTACTTCAACAGCCTCAACAAAGCCTACTCCGCCGGGCGCGCCCGCATCCAGCACCTCAACCAACTTCAGTCCATGCAAACCTTGAACCTCGAAACCCTAGTCACCTGGGGCAAACCCAAAACGGTGAACACCGCCAACGGCGAAAAAATCCTCCTGATCGCCGAGCCCACCGAAGACTTTTGGGCCGCCTGGCGCGCGGACAAGGAAAGCCTCAAAGCCGCGGGTATCTCCTGCGGCCGCGACCGCGATACCGGCGCCTGGCAGGTCAAATGGTGGCAAGACCTACCCAAACAGGTGATAGAAACTCAAAACCGAACCATGGAAGCCAGCCGGGCCGATGATGCAGCCATCCAGATCCCAAAGCCCGCCGGCCTGGATCTCGATTTCCTGGGGTATCAACGCGCTGGCGTAGCGTTCGCCCTGGATTCTATTTCGAAACGCGGCGGGGTCCTGATCGCCGATGAACAGGGGCTGGGAAAGACAATTCAAGCCATCGGCGTCATCAACCTGCGCCAGGACATCAAAAAGGTCCTGATCATTTGCCCCAACACCCTGAAAGTGAACTGGCGCCGGGAATTCTCCCGGTGGTGCGCGCGGCCACTCAAAATCGCCGTCCAGAACGCCGGCAGCCCCTACCTGGGCGACCTGGTCGACGTGCTCGCCATCAACTACGATATCGTCGGCAAATACCTGGACAAAATCCAAGCCACCGGGTTCGACATGATGATCATCGACGAATGCCACTACGTCAAAAACTCCAAAGCCCAACGCACCAAGGCCACCCTCTCTATCAAACCACCGATCCGCGTCGCCCTGTCCGGAACCCCCATTGAAAACCGCCCCAAAGAAATCTGGACGGTCTTGAACTGGTTGGAACCCAAGGCGTGGCCGAAATTCTTCTCCTTCGGCACCCGCTATTGCGCCGGCGTGAACAACGGGTTCGGATGGGACTTCTCCGGCGCCTCCAACGTCGAGGAGTTGCAACGAAAACTGAGGGGATCGCTTATGGTGAGAAGGTTGAAAGCCGACGTGCTCAAGGAACTCCCGGCCAAACGGCGCCAACTGATCGAACTGGACTCCTCTGGGTGCGGGCGCGTGCTCAAGGAAGAAGCCCAATACGCCCATCGCCTGGAAATGATTGAAAAGCTCAAGGCTCGCGTGGAACTGGCCAAGGCGGCCGAGAGCCGGGAGGATTACGAAAACGCAGTGGCGACCCTAAAGGAGAGCCAGGAAGCCGTGTTCCAAGAGATGTCACGAATCCGCCACGAGATCGGGCTGGCCAAGGTCCCCCAGGCCATCGAATTCATCTCCGATGCGTTGGAAAATGGAAAGGTGGTTTGTTTTGTGCACCACAAGGACGTGGTGGCCGCCCTGCACGCCAAATTCCCCCAGGCCGCCGTCATCACAGGCGACACCCGCGACCGGATGGGCGAAGTGGACCGATTCCAGAAAGATCCAGAGTGCAGCGTGTTCATAGGGAACAACGCCGCCGCCGAGGGCATCACGCTCACCGCGGCTTCCCACGTCGTCATGCTCGAGGGGGACTGGGTGCCTGGCAAGCTCGCGCAGAAGGAAGATCGATGTCATAGGATCGGCCAGCATGACAGCGTCCTGGTCTCCTACCTGGTCCTGGAAGGCAGCCTGGACGCCCACATCATGCGCGTGAACATCTCGAAAATGAACATCATCCACCGCGCCATGGATGAGGAACTCGATCCCCTGGACACTTCCACCGAATTACCCCCACCCACCGTGGACATTTCCACCCCCGCCGGGGCCAAACCCACCGCCGGCACCAAAGATCCATTCGAACGTTTGGCTCAGGAAGCCAAAACCATCAGCTTCCAAGCTTGCGCATGGATCCTGGGCGGATTGAGACATCTTTCGGCTTTTTGCGATGGCGCCCAAGCCATTGACGGCGCCGGGTTCAACAAAATGGATTCGCACATCGGCAAAAGCCTGGCCGCGTGCGCACGGCTGAGTCCCAAGCAAGCCGCCCTGGGCGCCCGGCTCTGCCGGAAGTACAAGCGGCAGTTGGGAACCGAATTCATCAACAAAATGACCGAACTATTAGGAGCATAACATGATCGCACTTTCTATCCGACAACCCTGGGCGTGGCTGATCGAACTCAACCCGGAGTATGCCAAAATGGCTGAGGAACGAACCAACGTCACGCCGGGATTGGCGTTGTCATAACGATTGTGAAATTACAAAACATGAGAACCAAAGAAGAAATTCAGGCAGAAATCAAGCAGGTCGAAACCAACTTCGCGCACGTCCTTAGAGGATCGGTCGCAACTGTGGACATAAACGCTCCGCGTGCGCTCCTGCAGATCGACGCCGAGGCAAAACTTGCGGCTTTGCATTGGGTGATTGGAACTAAATACAAGTCGAAGCTCAAAGGGGTGAATACGTGAAACCGACCATTTGTCGCCAGTGCGGCGAGCCCATCCAGCAACCCAACCCGGACAATGTGAACGTGTGCCTTCAATGCAACGATTGGAGCGATACGGAAATTGAACCTTCCCATTTTTTCCAGCCCCAGGTAAACCTATCGAGCATGGGCAAAAAGAATTCCCTCTGGAACCGAATCCAGTCCCGGTTCCGTAGGGTTACTCACAAGGACTTGATGCAGATATTAAAGGACATACTTATGACCGAACAAGAAGCCATCGACAAAATCAACACCCTCACCTCAATCAACCAGACGCAAACCACCGCCCTGGTAAAGATCCAACAAGAAATCCAGAAGGTTTTGGATACCCGGCCTCCTGCAGGAGAACTGTCTGCGGAGTTTGAGGCAGCCTTGAACGCGCTCGAAACCAGCAACACGGAACGCAACGCTCAACAGCAGATCGCGGACGACAAGATCCCTGATGAACCCGTTCCCCCGGTGGAATAAATTCTCTTTGCCTGCTCCCAAAAGCTCCCGCGGCCATCATTGGTCCGGGAGCTTTTTCGTTTCATGCCTTCTTAATTATCCCTCCGAGACTGGTTGCCGGACGCAAGGTGCTTTCATGGATCCCCTTTTCATCAATCACAAAAAACCCCTCTCTCTCCGCCAAAAGAATCATCAAAGCCAGCGCCACCTTCAGGCGCGGCTCACTGCGCTTCTCCTTCTTGGTGTGTAACCACTGGCTCACCTGCACCCGATGCACCGGGCTGCCCGTCATCACCGCCACCTGGCGCGCGATCTCCGCCGCACTCATGTATTTTCTCACCCGGCATAAATGGCTCATCGGATCTCTGATTGTCATGCCTGCAATGTAAATTTTGCCTCGTTATTTTGCAAAACATTTGTTTCGCGCTTCTTACGAGCCGGTTCGTTCTCCAAAAGCTTCTTCTCGATCGCCTCCCCAATAAAGAGAGCTTGGGCTTTGGTGAGGCCAACAAACGACTTGGCACCCGAGAACCCAAACACCTTGGCGTCTCCTTCCGAAATCTGGCCATGGGTGTAGAAATAAACCAACTTGAATCGCCGGCCATTGGGAGTGATGCGCACCCAGCGCCAGTGCTTGGGAGTCATGGCCAGAGATATCGCATAAGTGCCAGGAAATCATGAAGGATGAAACCCGTCCCCGGTGGAACAGCATGGCGTAAAGGGAAACCCCACTTAATGTGCTTCTGACTCAACCCCAACAACCCCTGAGTTCCCAATAGAATCACCCCATGCCCGCGCCATTCCCATAGAACGAACGTCACGGCGCCGGCCTGTTGCCAGTGGCGAAGGTTCCTTAGTTGCGTCTCGTTCAACCCCCCGGCGCCGCCCACCTCAAGCCTTGGTTCCTTGGTCGACTTGGCTTCGAACGCCACCATCCGCCCGCCTCGCTCCGTCCACGCCCCAATGAAGTCCGGGAACGGATTTTCGGTGAAGATCACCCGCCGCGCCGCGCCCCCGCCCATAACGCGCATGGGAGGATCGACCTTGCGCATGCGCAGGACACCCATGGCTTGATACTCCTTGCACGTCCGCACCAGATCATCCTGGAAGGCGCGCCCGTCGGTCAGTTTGGATCGTTTCATTTTCACGATAATCAGTGGATGTAAGACTCCCATGCAGGACATTCATTCTCGCGCCCGTCCGCATATTTCCCTTCTTTGAGCCAGCACCAGTCCTCGACATCTTCGCAGGAATAGCGGCTGGCTAGCCGGTAGTGTTCGCACCCGTTACACTTTCCAGTCGGCGCGTCCGCGACGCAGAGGTTTGCGTCCGCGTATTCACTGACGAATTGCGCCGCCGTAACGATGAATGGTTTTTGGTCAGTAAAACTCAAAACAACCTCCCTTCCACCAGCCGGATCAACCGTTCCAAGTCCACGATCGTCCCGGCGCGCGCCCACTTGCGCCGTACCCGCAACCCATCAGTCCGCAGTTCAATAACGTAATCAGCCCCGTCGATCTTGCGCTTGATCCGGCCGAATACTTTTCGTGGCATCTTCATGGTTTCTTCGCCTTGAGTACTGCCAACCGTAGCTTGGATCGCCGATTGTCCAGTTCGAGTCTCACTCCACCCGGCAGGTAGAAGCCGTGATCGCAGGCGCTACAGAGATGCAGTTCTTCCACGTAATAATCGCCACTGGCTGTATCGCGCCAAACCTCGTTCTTGCCACAGTTTGGACAGTAAATCGCCAGCTTCTCCCATGTCTCATCGTAACTGATGGGGTCAGGCAATTTGTTGTTAACATCGTTGTACAATACGATGTTCATTGTCACCTTCGTGCCGGTCTCTACAGTTTTGTTATTTTTCATGGTTTCTTCGCCTCCGCAATCAACCGTCTCAATCGCGCCGTCTCGGCATCCTTGGGCGCCACGTTCCACAGGCCCTTCTCGCAAAGCCACCCGACTTGTCGCGAGATCTCTTTGTTATTATCGATCCATCGATGTCCCTTGCGACTGACCGCCATCCAGAACCGTTGATCGATCAAAAGCGTTCCTGCCCGGCCCCGAGTGTGGTGAACGTCAGTAGCACGGCTATCGTAAACTTCAGTAGCACAGCTATCGTAAACTTCACAAAGCTGGTTTATACGCAAAAACTCCTTTCTCATCTTCAGGTAAATCTGGTTCACCGCCCGCCGGCGCTCGGAGATCGGGCGCAACCCTTGGCGATTGGGTTTCTTCTTCTCTCGCCGCCGATACATCGGCATCGTGGTCCAGGGGGCTTTAGGTTTCATGGTTTCACACGCCACATTAAAACTCCATCCTCGCGAAGCCCAATCTGGATCCATTCTGGAATTCGCTCGACTCTATTGGTTCCAATCAGGTGATTGATATTCACCGCCCTGGGCATCCACTCAACTTTTGGCGTTGGCGTTTGAGCCGCCACATCCCACGCCAATAAACGCGAGGTGATGGTGTATACGACTGCAAAACAAGCCCCAAAAAACACCCAGTCTATCCATGTATCTTTTTCCATAATTCAAAAACGACTCCAAAGACGGCGGCCGCACGACAGGTTCGGCATTGGGATGAGTTTACAAGAGTCTTTTTTCGCATCCCATGAACGCGCGCCCTTGGAGTCGAAATTCATATTTGCTTTCTGGTTCTAGGATCTCGATTTGCCGCCGCCCGCATCGTGAGTTCAGCCAGGTAATACATCGCCCGGCGAATGTGCCAGCACCTGAGTCTCATCGTTGTTCTTTCGTCCAGCCGCACCTGTCGCAACTTGGGTTCGATTTTGAATGTGTAATATTCACATGAACATTTCCCGTTGAACCCATACTCTTCCAGGTCCACAAGATGCTCCACTTCCGATCTCCCACGCGATTGAACATAGAACCGCAACGGCTCATTTGGTATCGGACGAACGCCGTTTGGAAGGCTGCTGATGAATGACTCTGGAATGCGCATCAGAACGCTACGTCATCGTCATCGTCGACCACGGGTTGTGCGGACGGCGGCGGAGTTTTAGCCGCTGAACGCGCGGGCACCCCAGGGGACTCGTTGCGTTGCACACTGGCTTGGCGTTGTTCGCCGGCCTTGGAAGTCTCACCACAAAAACTGAACCCTGCAGCCAACATCTTGAGCTTGGTTTTGCGTTCCCCGCTCTGCTTGTCATCCCATTCATCCATTTGGATCTCACCGTCCAACAGGATGGGATCGCCTTTCCCAAAATATTGGGCCACCACTTCGCCGCTTCGACCAAAGAGAGTGAAGTCGATGAAAGAACACTTCTCCCTCTTCTGACCATCCTTACCCTTCCAGGTTTTGTTGACTGCCAGGCAACCCGTGCAGATCGCCGTGCCGTCGGACGTGTAACGCAACTCCGGATCGCGGGTCAGATTTCCGCCAAGGAGAAGTTTATTGACGCTCAGTTTCATGGTGGTTTTTCAGTCGAACACTCGCTATTTTTTGCGCTTTGGCTTGGGTTCTTCCAACTCGTCTGCTTCGGGAAACTTCAACTGGTTTGGATCGTCGAAATCCGACGTGCGTTCGTCCGTCATCACCTGGCTGTAACGGATCCGCGTTTGGAGCTGCGCCGTGGATTCACTGAAATCCATCGTGAGGTTGAAACTCACTCCAACCTTCCGGTTCTCCGACTCCTCCAAGATCTGCATGAATTTCTCTTCGTGCTTCTCCCATAGTTCGGGAGCGTGCTTTTCCAGGAAGGTCTGACGGATCTCAGCTACCTGCGCGTTGGGATGTTTCTTTTTTGGCATTTGATTTGGTTATAGTTGAGGTTTTGTTATGCAAAAGAAGTATTGCGTTAGCCGCGTGGATTGCAACATTTATTTTTCGTCTCTAGGATTCGATGGTGCGATGGCACGGGTGCCAGGTTTTTAGGTCGGTGGAGTATTCGAACTCTTCTTGGAGTTGGATCCAGGTTCTATTCCCATTGTCGGTATAGATTGAGTCTTCGTAAATTATCCCAACTTGAAACACCGGTTTTAACTCGCTGCCTCTTCTACTTCTGATCCACACCACCGGCCCCAACTCCTTCCACGATCCCTGATCGAAGGGGATGGTTTTTGTTTCTGGCTCAACTCGATACATGTCTGCATTCAGGTAGAAATTGGTGTGGTAATCCTCCAGCAGGGTGACCCAGTTCTGGAATTCGTCTTGAACCCGGACCTGGATAGGCCTCCCGCTTTTCAACAGTTCTCTGATTTCTCTTAGTTCCATAGTTTTTCGCGTAGTTTTTCGATTACAGTTCTTCTCTTTCCGCAAACCAGTCCTCCACTTCGGCGACACACACGCGCAGACCCTGGGTGTCGGGCTTGTCCCGGGAGATGTGATACACCAACGAACGCGGAATCCATACCGGATCCTTGGTGTTGATGTCTAAAAACTTGTGGGACTTCTCAGTCCCCGTGTCGTTGATGTCTTGCAGAAGTCTGACTTTCATTTTTTGTCCCTGTAAAAGCTCGGCGTGTTGGCTAGTTCAATAATCTCGCTTTTTCGGTGGAGCCTGTCCTCTACTCTCGCATCCCATTGCTCCCTCCACTGATCGGGTGGAGTATTGGTCGTGACGACGGTAAACCTGCCTTCCCGTTCTCCGAGCATTCGACGCAAATTCTCCTTGGGAACTGCGCTACGGAATTTATCGACTTCAGCCCCCACATCGTCGATGACGGTCAATTGCGCATCGATGAGGTCCAGCCAGCGACCCGTGTAATCGTTGGTGTCCGCCAGCGTCGACCAATCCTGGAATACCGAAGCGGGAATACGATGCCCTTTCCAGTGTCCACTCTCCCACGCCATACCCCCCACGGCCTGGCAATAACCGAAGATGCCTTTGGCCGTGTGAGTCTTTCCACAACCATTGTCCCCGCACATCACCAGAAGCATTGGTCCAGTTCGATCATTGAGGAAAAAACGCTTGGCGAATAACTCAGCGCGTTGGGCCATACGTCGAACGTCCGCGTTGCTCTCATCTAGCTTGAACCATTTCTGCCGCCATTTACGGCTTGTTTTCAACTCGACGCGCGGCGTAGGTGTTTTTATCTCGGTCAGGACCGAAGGAATTAGGTCGCGGATTGGTTTTGCCATTGTCGTTGCCATAGTTTCGAACGTTCAGTTTCCAGTTGGCCATTGCTCTTGGCCAGGAACGCATTGGGTTGCGTCCAACCCGCCACCCGTTGGATCCGTAGTAATTGAAGAATTTTTCAGCTTCGATTGCGGGCAAACCGATCCGAGCTGCTTCGGTTTGGACGTTCTCCAAAGATGGAGGCTCGAATCGCGCGCACGTACCCTTTCTATCAACTTTTCTATCACGTATAATAGAGGACGATTCTGCCTTTAGCTCTGGTTCAATGCTGCCTTTAGCAGGTGCTAAAGTCTGCCTTGTCTGGACTTCAGGAATCACGGCCAGCATCTCGCGCGTTCTGCCATCGAACGAACCGTTCACGATGAAACCCAAATTCCGCAGTTTAGAAAGCATTCCTGCCACGGTGTTTGCCGTCGTTTGCATGTGCTCCGCAAGGTAGGCGTTCGAGGCGTGACAGGGCCGGTCGTGGCGTCCCAAAGAGCTGACGATGCCCCACAATGCCTTTTCCATCCAGGTAAGGTCCGCTTCTACAATCTCATACGGCAACCAAATGCCCTTGAATACACGTGGGTTTTCTTCGTTTGAATCGCTCATAAGCTTGAACAAAAAAGCAGCGTCCAGCCGGTGCGAAAAATTCGGGGAGAACTGAGCCACCCGTTGCCGGCGAACCGGCCACCCGCTGAACGCTGCAAAGTCTAAGTTCTTTGCAGTTCTGCTCTCGGCTTTTTCGAAGCCACGGTCCAGATCATGCATCCTCAATTTGATTTGCCAAGGTTTTTCCGATCAGTTTTGTTTTCACTCTACGATTCTCATCCCGTAGAACATCTGGCCAGTAGCCGTTGTGTCGACCACCTGAAAGTTCCGATTCTCTTCCACCTCCATCAACATGAACCGTTCCCAGTTCACCAGATCGGTGGAGCGCGACACCTCAACCATGTGGGTTTTTGAGCCTGGTGAGTAAACGCCCACTGTCATGGTGTTCTGGTCGAAATGGATGATCGATTCACTCGAATCAATGTGCTTCCCATCCCTGGCGAAATACTGAGATCCATCACCCACGCCACTCACCACGACTCCATAGGATTTGGCTTCAGCAACGAACTCTGACCATGTCAGATAATTCTCCTTGCCGGATCCAACTGTGACCGTGCTGACGATCCTAGGGCCACGCTTTACGTTCGCTGGATAAACGATTCCATTAATGGCAAACGTCACTGACGGATGATCGTCTAATCCAGCGCATGAACCCAGGTTCCCAATATTCCAGGAGGCCACCTCAGATCCGTCAACGCTGCCAGTCAATTCATCAGGCGGAGAGTTGGTGGTAGACTGGGTGTTTGGAAAATGTTTCTGGCAAAACCTTGCAAGCTTGTAAATGCATACTCCTGCAACGCATGTTACAACGATCACGACCACTGCAGGAGCGCCTCCACCATCACCGCCTTCCTCCTGCGCTCTGGCTTGGTAGGGCAGACACGCTATGAGGAATGCGAGCGCGATCGATAGGGACTTCTTAAGAGCGCAATCCAAGTAAAACCAGATCGATAAAATTGCTTGCATAACTATCGCCATTACCCAATTTCCGAACCAACCGAAAGCTGCGCAATTAACGAACGTCGCGATCCAATAGACGATCAACTTTCCTTTATTCTCTGCGATCCATTGTTTGAACTTTTGCATACGATTCCTTTTAGTTTATTCAGATTATTACGTAACTTGCGGTAGTGCGGCAAAGTTTCCGCCCTTGAGCTTATCGTAAAATGTCTGCTCCCCGTCCCACACGTATGGAAGAAAGACCTGCATGAATTCCACCTGCTGCATGGAGATCAGGGAAAGTTGCACCTCAACCCAGTCCTGCATGAGTTTCCATGCTGTTCGGTCTGCCTGTGCTTTGAGTGCCTCCATGGTTCCGGAGCGCGGGCGCTTTACAGATCGTTTCATCGTCATCCAAACGGCGTCGGCGTTTGCAGGTAGGCGTATGGAGATAGGTTTGCCTGTCGGAAGCATGACACGAAACGAAAGAGAGGAAAGACGTCCATTGTCGTAGTCTTTCAAAATGCCGTTTGCGCCAGCTCTTGCCAGCGCGAACTCGATACGCGCAATCGTCTTTTCTACTGGAACGGATGAAGTGTAGTTCTTGAGGTGCATATTGGTGGCATCCATATCACACCCCCAATTCATCCAAGAACATGCTGGGCGCCTTCACTTCGCCTTTGTCCCAAGCGTTCACGTCCCGTTGAACGCATCGGCTCAGGATCACCGTGTCCCGCGCCCGGGTGATGGCCACGTAGAGCAGGCGCCGCTCTTCCTCGAGGCTCGCCTGCTTGGAGGGCAACGTGCCATCTTCCATGCCCACAATGAACACTACGTCCCATTCCCGGCCCTTCGCGGCGTGAATGGTCATGCAGTCGATTCCTTCCCCCACCTCGACCGTGCTCACTTCGGGTTCGTCCAGGGCCGCGGCCAGATCCGCCATCGATGCATAAGCACCGATTCGTTGGATCGCCAGATGGAGTAGCAACGTGCCGTTGGTTCCAAAGAGCAACTTCAACTCGTGCAGTTTGTAGTGATCAAGAAATTGTCCAACCGAGAACCACTTCGGAATGTGAAGTGTGTGCTGGTTGATGGTTTCCATCGCTATCGCCGCAGCTTTGGAAACTTTATCGGCTTCCTCTTTACCAAGCGTTTCGGTTAACCACCAGCGGGCAAGGATGTCGTTCTCGGGATCGGCGCAGAAGGACGCGAACAATTTGAGCCTGACAATGTCCCCGTCGGATTTGATCCGGCGCGTCTCCAGAACTTTCACGCCCGCCGCCCGCAACCGTTCAGTGGTATCATTCACGATCGCATTGGTGCGGGCCAGAACCGCGATGGACTTGCATTTGGCATTGCGATCGATTGCTGCCTTGATGGCAAGCGCTTCTGCGTTCGGGTCGGGCACGTTACGCCAGATTATAAGTTCTCCATCCACATCCCGCACCGCACTCATGCTGGCGCGCAGGTTGCGTTTGTGGCCGTTGCGTTCGATCAGACGGTTGGCCGCCTCACAAATCACCCGTGCGCACCGGAAGCACCCGGTCAATTGCATTGTTTGACGCCCCAACATCATCAGATTGGGTTGGGCGCCACGGAAACCAAACAGGGACTGGTCTGGATCTCCAATGGCAAAGCTGATTGGAGCCAACATTCCGATCATGTCCCAATCGCTTTGATTACAATCCTGGGCCTCATCGACAAGCACATGATCAAATGGATATTCGTCCTCCATATTGAAATGGCACCAGGCTTCGGAAATGACTTCATCGTAAGTCAGCATTTGATGGGCGTTTTTCAGCCTCCGATATTCGTCGAGGACCAGTTCGTAATTGCTCGTATAATCTTCATCCTCGAAACCCTGCTTGCGGGCGTAACGCCACAGCTTTGTGATGGGCAGTTTGATGCGCAACGATTTCATGCACTCGACTAGGAGACGCTTGGCTTGTGTCTCATCGATCACCGTGCGGATGCCACCGGCTCCCTGCAAGATCTTCATGCCCAGCGAATGCAACGTCCCGCAGTGGCCCAAGGCGGCGTCCAACCCAAGTCGTTCCCGGAACTCCTTGGCCCCCGACCGCGTGAAGGTGATAACGACAATCTTTGCAGGTCGCGTTCCTGTCTGAATCAGATGACGCACCCGCGCCACCAGCACGAAAGTTTTTCCACTGCCAGGCGCCGCGACGACCGAAAGGTTTGGTAGATCGGACGTGATAATGGAGGATTGTTCAGGTGTGATTTTCATTCTTCGTCTTTGTTGAGTTCTTCAATGAGTTTGTCGGCGCAAATGACTGCATTGACTTGTTCTGCACCGCTCGGACACGGAGACGCCAACAACCCCTGCATCGCCATGGCGGCGAACAGTTCGCGTTTGGTGAGACCCTGAGCAAACGATCCATTGTGTGGAAAGACTGATGTATTAGGATCTGTTTTCATGGATTTTTGGATTTCTATCGATTGACTTGGAATCCCGGCGCTTCACTTCACAGGTGGGACACCGGCTTTGGATGAAATTCCCCAGTGGAACGGGGCTTTCCCGTCGGACAGCCCACAACTTCTGCCGGCATGACAGTGGAGAAGCAAAGACCCCAGTGCAATCTGGACAATAGATCAGTAAACAGACATTCATTACGTTCTCTTAACCAACGGAAACTGTTTCAGCAATTTTTATTTTGCATTGAACTGTTCCGTCCGGATCACTTGATAACCAGGTGGAAGCCGCATATCTTCCACGTCCGCGCAGATGAATTGATCGATGAATTTGGAATCCACAAGGGCTTGCATCCGCTTGGTCACCACGGATTTTGTCATTGTATCCATCACTCCCATCTCATCGATTAACACCACCTTGTATTTGGATTCGTGCGCCAGGGCCACGCTCAAGCCGGCGTAGGCAATCGCCTTCTCCGTGCCGCTAAATGCGTCGAATGAAACCCAACGGCCGTCGCGCTCGTAGCCCGGTTCGCCATCCCTCCATTCAAATTCACCGCGCATGATCCCATCCGTGAACTCCCGCGCGCGGGCCATAACCGAATCGGCCACTTGCTCAAGCAACGCCTTCTGATCCTCCACCAGGATATCAAGGACTTGCTCAGAAACGGCGACCTCGGCTTCGATGGCTTGAATTCTCTCCGATTGCTTGGCCATGGCAGCGCGTTCGCCCATGTAACCGTGGTAACGTTTCTGTTGACCTTCCAGGACCGGAATGAGTTCACGCAGTTGCATGGCTTGGTCGGTTAATCGGTCCACCGATTCGACCGGACCAAGGTCTGCCAATTCCTTTTCGGTGGCCGCAAGTTTTTCCTGGGCCACTTTGATTCTTTCAGGCGCCGATTTGGCGTCTTCGAGGACATCCATGATGTCTTTCAAATTTTGACGACGATTGGCTAAGTCCGTAGTGGCAGATCCACAGTTTTCTATTGTGAAAAGCAATCTCTTGAGATGGTCGAAAGCCACCCGGAATTCTTCATTGAACTTGTTCTGTTGCAAAATGCGTTTGGAGATTTCTTCGCGCAAATTGGTTTCGAGGTTGGATTTCCATCCCTTACCTTTGGCCAGACAATGAGGGCAACATGTAGCCATCTTCAATTCGCTCAATGCCTTTTCGGCATTTAACATCGCTTTTGTGGAATGTTCCGATTTGACTCGAGCCTGTGCTACGACTTCATTCGCCAAATTCAACGTGTTCTGGTCGGGTAACGAAGCCGCTTTCTTCTCCAACTCAGCGATCTGTTTTTCAAGATTCGCCTTTGCTTTCTGGGAGGCGCCAATGACATTTATTGTTACTTGATCTATGCGAATATCTGCGCGTATTGCCCTTATCTCTTCATCCAGCTTGGTTCGAAGCCGCATCTGCGAGGCGTGCGCCCCAAGTCGGTTGTCGAATTCCGAAAGTTTGGCTCGGGATGCCTCCAACGGATGATCCACGTTCTCAGGCGCATCCCCCTGGCTCATCACCCCGCCTTGGAGAGCCGATGAAAGGCGTTTGTAATTGTCCTTGGCGTCCTTGAGCATCCTCTTCTCCTGCTCAATGGCCGCATCCAGGAACTGCGCGAAGTTGGCGTCATGGTCTTTGGCGTCCAGGGCCAGAAAATCCAGACGGTTTTTGGCTTCCATGAGGGCTGTTTTCTGCGCTTCTCCGTTCACACGAAGCAACCGGATCCGCGCCATGGTGTCGTCGGGCGTCCCCGATTGAGTCGCCGCGGCCAACAGGTTACTGGTCCGTTCAGCCGCGCTCATTCGCAGCCATGTGTTCAGGTCCACCAACACAGAAGGAACCAGTTCATCGCCCTTGCTCTGGCTCACCTTGGCGCCGGTCTGTGTCCATCGTCGTTCGATCTTCTGGTCGCCGACCTGCGCGCGGATGACCATCTCCTTGCCGCTGGACAGCTTGAACAACCCCTGGGCTGTCTTCCCGTGAGTTGGGGACCAACCCAACAGAGCCAGCCGGATTGATTCCAAGATGGCAGTCTTGCCGCTGAAGTTGGGGCCGATGATGGCCACGCACGGTTGCAGATCAAAGGCAGCCGTGATGCCTTTCACATTCAATAATTCAAGTTTGGTAATCATAGTTTAAGAGTTGGTTTTTATTTGGATCACTCCGCATTTCCATCATTGTCCGATGGCTCGTAGGCTGGTGCCGCGGCCAATTTCAAGGCGCCCGTTGGCATCTGGTGGACGAAACTGGCCTTCTCCAACCCAATCATGAACGTCGTCGCCGTGGCGTGCGTGAGTTCAGGTGATTGATCAACCCCAAACTGCTCCTTCACCTGATCCCTAAAAAACAACGCCGCCTGCATCGCGATCAACCTCAGATTAACCAGCCTCGCCGCCATCTTTTTCGTTTCCAAAACAGGATCCTTCTGCGGTGCCGCCGGCGGAGCGGCCGCCCGGGCCGGTGGTTGGGCCTGGGGCGTTACAGGTCTCGCCGGCGTGGCGACACGCTGAGGAGGAGGAGTTCTACGGGCCGGTTGCCGCGGTGGCTCCTCATCAGGAAGATCTTCGCTTTCCGACACGAATTGCATGTAGGCACTGTCGGGATCGTTCTTCCCTCCACCCCCAACATCGAAGACCAGGGTGCGTCCCTTCAACCCTTCGAGGGTGCTTTCGATCTCAGGGTTTTCGCACGAAAGATTTCGTTCGTGGCCTTGGAATTCCACAATCACGTAGTTGGGTTGACCCGCGAACTTGGACTGCGTCACGTCGCTTTTGATCTTGATCGTGACGGGGGTGTTTTTGACCAACTCTGAGTGATACAGAGCCTTTTTTGGAGCTGCCATTTTCTTACCTTTCTCATTTTCACGGGGTCACTCCGTGGCGTCCTTTAATCGCATCGGACTTTCAACCACCGGAGAGTGCGCTTTCGTTCGTCGAGCGGCACCCGATGCAAAAGATGTATTTCGCATCGGTTAAGAATGCAACATTTATTTCGCATTATTTTTTCCAATAAAAAACCCCCTTCAGTTACGAAGGGGGTCCATGAAGAACCAACCAATATGAGCATCCACTAAGAGTGAAAACGTGGCACGTTCACTTTTTGTCGTCAACAGTTGTTTTGCATCAACGTGAGGATCGGATCGTTTCGAACTCGGCAACGTACTCCTCGGATACCGCTTCGATGTCCCGCTTGAAGGTGGCTTTGGCTTGGCGGGAACCTTTCGTCGCCGCCGCGGCCTTGGAATACCATGAGTTGGAATTGGGTTTGCCATCTATTGTCAAGGTTCCCCAAACATTGCGAATCCATGCGCTTGCCACTTCGAACTGTTCCAGATCGTTGTCGGAAAGTTTGTCACGTCTTCGGACGTTTTTGTAATAGAAGTCGTACATGGATCGCACTCTGGGAGGCATGATCAACTTGGCTCCCGCCCGCAACTGCTCCTCCTCCACCTGGCTCAATCGTTCGGTGCGATACTTCGCGTAATTGTCGAAAGAAAACATCGTCGACGAAAACGGAATCTTCTGAATCCAACTTTCCTTGTCACTCGCAAGCCGCTGGGAAAAAGCGTTCAAGGCCCTCTCGTCCATCAGCCCGAAGTTGGCGGCCATGATCCCAGCCAGCACCCCGGGACCTCCCGAGTTGTTCATGACATAGCCGGCGATGGCTTGCGCCCTCTCCATCCCGCCCGCGTCGAACATCTGCTTATTGGCCGAGGGATGCATCGTGTAAGGATCTTGCGGGTTCTCTCCCGTGGCGATCATCTTGGTTGTGTTCACAGTTGTCGTGATTGCCGGACTCAAGCCAGGCACCAGGTAATCACCCGCCCAGTCGCCCATCGTCGCAAGCCAACCTTTGTCCGGTTTGCCAATCTGTTCTCGAAGGCCAGGAGCTGAGGAAAGATTGTGGTAGAGGAACGTGCCCCAGGTGATGCCTTCCTCGCTGGTCGGAAGTCGCCAACTGATTACCTCGTAATGATCGGGAATTTCCGAGCCTTTCTTGAATCGCCTGGACGGAATTTTGGAGCCTTCCTTAAACTCCCAAAAAGGAATGTGATCACCAGTTCTTGCATCATACAACATGACCGGCACCAGATCGTCCAGGGCCATCTTGTAAGGCGAAATCCGTCGAAACACTTCGGCCACGACTGAATCGTTTTCGTCGTCGTCGTCTCCCAATAGAAGCCATTTGATAGCACCCGAAACAATGCCCGCGGCGATGGCAGCCTTGGCCATGCGAGGGACAGCTTCGGTTAAACCAAACCGAGCCGCGTATCCTTTGCGAAAGCGTGGGTCCCGGAGCATCTGATAGGTCACGCGCAAACCCTGCAATCGGATGCGGGTCCAAGGATAAAAGATCTCCATGAGACTGGACCATTTACCGGAAACCCCTGGATTGACGATACCAGCCCTACGCGCCACGCCTTGGGCGGTTTCCACGTCGTGACCCGCTTCGAGCGCGGCTTGAAAATTGTAAATCTTCTCGAAAGCCTCGTAGGCGGTGAACATTTTGTCTGCAAACGCATCCGCTTTCCGAACCCCAGTCCTGACCGGGCCGGCTTCTTGTGGAACCTCATGGCGCAATCGTTGGGCAACGAACACTGGTAACGCGCCTCGAGCCATCAACTCGCGGGCGCTGGAAAGATCGCGCACTTCACCATAAGCCAGATGCGGCGCCGGCAACGCCTGGCTTTCCACCAAAGCCCGCACTTCTGGCAGCATGGCTTTACCCGTGGCCGCCTCGGCGTAATTGTAGGCCAAACGCATCAATTCCTTGGTCCGCTTGGGACCGATCTGTTTGGCCAAGGCACGCGCCCCAACTTTCAGATATGCCGTGCGCGTGCCACGTACAGGATTACGCCAAGCCATGAAAGCCGGATTCCATTGAGTGAAGAGCGCCATCACCCGATGCGAGAATTGGGAGGCTTCCTGGAACCATTTGATGTGATCGTAAAACTCCGGCAATGAAGTGGCGCTTTCCAAAGTCTTGCCCGGATCTCCCGTGAGTTCCATCACATGGGGTTGCCCGTTGTCCCAAATTACAATCCGGCTCGTGGAGTCGTGCTTGTGGGCGCGACGGATGTCTTTGATTTCAGAGGATCGTTTCAGGCGTTGACCCAATGGCATCGCGTTTCCAGCTTGCGTCCAAATGTCGCGCAGAACCATGGCCTGGCGTTGCCGTTGCAGCCAGCCCAACGAACTCACCACCTTCAGTTGGGTGGCCGCCGAAACGTCCGCCACGTCCTTGGTCGTTCCTTCTTGGGGCATGATGCCCGCGCCCACACTGCCTTCGAAATAATCTAAGACAGCGAATGGCACATAGTTGTCCTGGTTTGGAACGATCAACTCGTTCCACATCTTGTCGGAAATCAGGCCCGCATCGTGCATGCGCCGTTGCACGTCGAAAAGCAAACCCCGCAGGTTGTTAGCGGCAGTCTCCAAAGCTTGATACCGTTGGGGACCAAGACGATTACTCAATTCGTCCAACTCCTGTTGTGCCGTTTCTGGTGTCACACCTTGGGGATTGAGCAACTTGCCGCGCACGTTGAAGGCGACCATCATGGAATCCCCATCAACGCCCAGGTCCATCTTGTCGATTTCGCTGATGACGCGATTGACAAATGTCTCTCCTAGATCATGGATTTCCCGAAGAATGACAGCGGAGAGATCGTAAATTCCATCAGGCTGTGCGTCTTCGACCGCCTGATTGTATTTGCCAGAAAGAGCCGGGTCCAACTTGATGATAGCCTTGAGCAACGAACGCGCTTCTTCAGGGTTTTGCTCGATCCAAATCCCACCGGCACGGCGCTCGCCAATGATACGACGGGCTTTGGTGTAGGTCAGAAGCGCCGCTTGGGCTTCAATCGGATCGTTGGAAATCTTGTCGATGTTCGGCTGAACACTCTTCACGTAGTCATCGAACCAGACCGACATTTGATTGGCACCCCAGGTGTAGGAAAACTCCAATTTTTCTGTGAGCGACTTGCCGATCAATCGCGGTTTTCCTTCCATTTCAAAGGCCCGGTTCCAGACGGTTGTGAAGGCGCCAAGCAGACGATTCTTGATTGAAGCCTTTTCGGCCTTGCGATCTGCAAACAGGATATCGTGCGTGCGCATCACCGCTTCCTTGTCCTGCTCGATCAATTCAGCCGCCATCGTGTCACCCTGCAACCACGTTTCCAATTCCCGGTAGGCGTGCTTGAAGGCAGGCTTGGCGTCGCGCAAATCCTGGAAGGCGTCGAACAGATCTGGGAAATTCTGGTTCACCCAATTCGGATCGTTGAGCATCGATGAAATAAAATCCGCAAAAAGCTCGCTGGATTTGTTCCGATACCGGTCCCCTGGGCTGAACGGACCTCGCCATTGGCTGGACAATTCCTTCGCCTGATTCGTCAGATGCCTGGCTTGAGCGATGTTGTTCTTGAAGTCGAACATCGGTTTCAACCGTTCGGCAAATTTTTTTCCTTTGCCGGTCGCCTCGATCGCCAGATCGATCCAATGGCCGATCTCATGACCCAACACCCGCGACGCCAATGCCTGATCCCACAAGAGTCGACTCTTCAACTCCACCTGCTGGGCGGCGGTCATGTAACGGCCGTAAGCCTTGGTCAACCGCTTGTTCACCGTCGGAAACTTGTTCTGAGTTCTCAGCAACTGAACCATGGCTGTGATGTTGAACGGCCTATGGCCGGGGACGTTGGTGCGCGGAGACGGAGGCCCTGGAGGCGCCCCGGGTGGAGGCGCCCCGGGTGTTCCGGTTGGTGCAGGACCAGGAGGAGGCTGAGCCCCCGGAGTTGGTTCGGGTTCGCCTGGCATTGGCCGGCGGGTGGTCCTGGTCACGGGTGGATCGGTGTCCGTGCTCAAATCCGTTCCCGTGGCCATGTGGTAGATCCAGTTCTTCAAATGGGGATCGGCACCCTTGAGAACGTCTTTGATCCACCGCGCCTTCATCTTGTTGGAAGCCTCGGCGAAGGCCAGCTTCATGCCTTCCAAATCCCGTTCGGCATACCGCGCGCCCATCCACTGCTTGAAGGGATCGTAATCGGGGAACGTGAATCGTCCCGTTCTTCCGAAGGCAAACTCAGCAAATTCGGACGGTTCACCCTCTTCGATGGTACCGAAGCGGCGCTCGAAATAATCCTGGGCTTCATCCTCCGTGATGGCTTCGAAATCCGGCGCCTCTTCCTCCGAGACGATGCGCGATTCCAGAACGTCTTCTTCAGGTTCGACCGCTACCTCTTCTTGGGCTTTGGGTTTGGACTTTGAAATTATCTTGCCGTGTTGTTTAACCACCAACACATCTTCCCACGATTCTCCGGATTTGATGATTCCCTCGGATTCCAACATCTTTTGAAAAGTAACCCATGGCGGTTCATTGATTTTTTCGGTTTGGGACATTTTAGATCTTACCTCGGAAAGGCGTGCCAACGATTCGCCGGCAAGACGTTTGTAATAATCAAAAGACTCTTGCCTCTTGCCCTCTAAATCCAACTTGAGATTCTGATCGAAAAAATAATCCAATGGAGATCCTCCTTCCGGAAGATTCAAACGGTCTTGCACCGCATGAGTGATCTCATGATTTAAAATCCTTGAGAGTAAAATCGACGGATTTTCATCATTAATCGTATATTTGCCCTCTCCAATTTCTTTGGATGGATCGACATCAACCGTTCTATGAACCCATTGTACTTTTCCCTGGGCTTTATCAAAAATAGCCTTCGTTGGGATTTTTATATGAACGGACCCTTTCCTATCGTGATAAACATCGACCGGAAGATAACCGCCTCCTGCGGATGGTGACTGCATGTCCACGTAAAATTTCATATCCTTCAACCAAGGATACTTCATAAACAATGGATGATTTTCGCCGGCAATTTCATCAAGAGTATAACCTTTAGTCGCCTTCATGTTTTGAGAAGCAACACCTTCAAACCACGTCTGCACAAAGGTATCTGGAATTTCGACGGAAGCATCGTCAGGAACCCAAAATCCACCGGGAGCTTTCCACATCCCAGTTTTAGAGAAGATTTCTTGCTGGCTAACGCCTTTGGTTTCTAACGATTTTGGATTATCATTTTCAGTTACCTCTTCTTGGGCTTGCGGCTGAACTCCCGCGCCACCTTCCTGGGCGGGCACGGCTTCTTGGACTTGCTCGGGTTGTTGGCGCACATCGCCATAAACTTCCTCTGTCGTTCGGTCTTGGCTGGCATTTTCTTGTGTGGTTTGGGTTATGGTTGCTGCTGCTTGTGGGACATTGACAAAGCTGCTGAGGATGGCTCCACCCAACCCGGCTTCCAACACCTGGCGGGCAGCTTCGTGGAAGGTCAAATCGGGGCTGTAACGGAGCTTTTGAAGGATCGTCTGAAACATCTGATCGACCATCTCCTCGCTGGCTTCCAAGCCGGATTGCTTGAGCAGTTCTACCACCGCGGCGCGGCTGCCTTGTTGGGCAATCGCTTTCGAAGCAGTTTGGGCCGCGGCCTTCCCGGTCAATTTGGAAATCACATCGACGCCGGTCGCTCCGAAGCCGCGCGTCACCAAGGTCGTAATCAAGCCGGCGGCAATGCCATCCAGGGCGGCGGCCTTCTCCGCCGACTGAATCTCTTCTGGCGTCCTGGCTCCCTCGAGGCGTGTTTGGCGGCTTTGCCCGTAGGTTCCGCCCATCTGCTGGATCCCACCCGCCACTGCCATGGCCCACAGGCCCGCCGGCGCGGCCGCCAGGCTTGGTGCCAAACTTCCCGCCGACGTGGCGATGGTCCGGGCGATGTCAGGTCCCTTGGTGGCTTGTCCAACGGTTTCTACGGCTTCGGCATACTCGCCGGCAATGTCTGCAGCGCCTTGGAACTGTTCGCTCACGGCGCCCATGGACTTCATGAATCCCGGCACTTCCGCCTGAAGGAATGGAGCGAGCTTTCCCGCCCCAAGCTGGGGATCTGTCACCATGGCCAAGGCCCGGTTTAGGTCACGGGATACCGCAGGTGCCGCTCCGATGAGTCCAAGACGAACTTGCTCAATGGTACCGGCACCCAATTCGGGAGCGAAGATGGCTTTGCTGGGGCCGCCAATCACCGATGCGATGGCTTTGGAAACGAGGCTTGGTTCCTCGGTCTTCTCTACGGTAGGAGCTGGCTGAGCGGTCGGTAATGCGGGCGAGGCTTCCGGTGTGTCCGGTTGGTCGATCTGGCTGAACAGAAATTCAATATCCGCATCGTCCGGGGCGGAATCACCTTCGACAAGCAATGTCCGACCAGTCTGTTCATCGGTTATTTGGTATCGTGGCATTGAGATTCATCAAGGTTACTTCTCGATCACCTTGTAACGCTTGCCTGATGGAGTGGGCTCCATGTCCCGTTTTGGAGGTTGAGATTGTGGCTTGCCTCCCTGCAACTTCTTTCTGGCTTCGGCCAACGCTGCTTGATTCATGGGATGGTTCTGCATGTCCTTGGGTAATGACTTGAACCAAATCTCGACTTGATCCAACGGCACTTCTTTGAAAACGGGCGCGACATCCGGACCTCCGGTGCGCATTGGCACCTTGGCATCCGGAACCAGTCGCACAGAACCCTTGCTCGTCGGGAATGCCCTGCCATAACCAGGAACCGGAATTTCAGGAATTTCAGGACTACCGTCTGGATTTACGAACTTTTTCCAGAATGGTTCCTCCTGTGGTTTGACAGCTTTTGGATCTACAGGAATGGCCGCCGCCGGCAATCCCTGCCACCCTCGCCAACCCGTCTGCATTCCCGCCTCACGCGCCGCGCTATTCACGTCCATGCCGGCGCTCATCTTGGTTTTCACCAAATCGCCATACTCGCGTTCCAGTTTTTCCTTCGTCAAGGCCCGTTCCATGGTTGACGCCGCGCTTTGTTCTTCCATGGCCAGTTGCCGGTCCATCAAAGCCAACCGCTGGGAGTCGTATGCCTTCTTCAATTCCACGTTCTGCTTGGCCACCTGGGCTTGGCTCTCCACGGCTTTTCGGCTCGCGTCCAACTGCATCAAATCGACCTGATGTTTCAGGAACGCCTGTTGGGCCTGCTGGGCCAGTTGTTGGCGTTGCAAGCTCGCGTTGATCGCAACCTTCTGAGCATCCAACACTTGAGATTTCGCCGTCGAGGCCGCACCCACCAGATTGGGACCGCGGGCAAAGGCTGAAAAACTTGGCATTACAGGCATGGCTTACCTTGGTTGAAAGAGGTTCATGGTCGGGGTCGTGCCACGAATGAAAGGCGTTGGCAACTGCGTCGTGGTCGTGTTCGGCCCGGTCTTGTAACTGATCGGAGACAACGACTTCTTGTAAAGGTCATACTCCTGCTGAGCGAATCGTTCCGGAACGGAAATGCTCGCCGGGTTCAACAGTTCAGGCACCGGCGTCGATTCAATCGCTGCGCCCAAATTCTGCATGCCCTGTTGCTGCAATCCCATCGATGTCTGACCCAAAAGCCGTAACCATGCCGCCCCGGAGTTTGGGGACCCGGGGGATCCAGTCATGATCCCGCGTTCGGCGGCACTCTGCAAAATCTGTGATAACACGTCATCGGGCACCTGGCCGGCCAACTGCGATCCGATGACGTTGCTACGCTGGCCGACCATCGCGTCGTAATTGGGCAGGTTGGCTTGGTAGGGAGCCACGGCTTGGCCGGTCATGAACTGGTTGGTTTTGGCGGCGATCTCCTCTGGCGGAGCATCAAGGTAGTAGGGCCGCGCCGGCGCCGGGTTGGGCGTGGCGCTGGCCGTCTGGGAAAGGAACTTGTCCCACAATCTCGTGTTGCCAACGGGTTGAGAGGCATAACCCGATCCGAACGGGCTGGGCAATTGGCGTCGTCCAAAAAAATCATTTTGTAGTGGCATGACGTTATTTCATTCCAATGTTGAGTCTTGAAAGGTGGGCTGTTCCGAATGGAGCGAAGTTGATGGCCACCGATTCCTGGCCGATGTAATGGTTCAACTCCCCATTCAAAAGGCGGATGGCCTGCATATGCTTCTCCTGGGCCATCATCTTGGCGCTGGACGAATCCACCTGCGAGTAATGCACACTCATGGCCTCCTCGATCAAGGCTTCCTTGTTCTGGATCAAGCAGTAATCGGTGTCCGTAACCACCGGGATCAGTTCCAACTTCACGATGGCCCGCACCTGAATCGTATCCTCGCTCACCGTGGCGCAGCACCGGGATGGCATGTTATCGAAGTAATACCGCCGGTAGTAAGCAGTCTCTTCACCAGGCTCCATCGTCAAGAGCAGAACTTCCTCGCCCGTCAACGGGTCGGCCTGGTAAATGTTGATCTCCCCTGCCGTGATGTCCTTCTGGATCCCCGTCAGGGTTTGGAGCGATAATGGCGTCGTCACAAAAGGCGAATTCAAAGTCAGGAACACACCCTGCACCCGGTTGGCGTTGTCCTGGGTATGGATCGTGACCGCGTTTTCGTCAGTGCCCTGAATCAACACCCGCTTGCCAACGTCCTGGGGATCGGTCAGATAAACGCGAATCAGTTGAGGAGCATTGGACAGGTCCGTGAACGTCACTGCGTTATTGCGAGTGAACACCTGCCGTTCCCGCGGACATTCTTGCTGGCATTCCTTGGGCATCCGGCCGTTCCCAAAGCGCAAGTACTCGTAGAACTGGTTGTTGAGCACAACGGGCTGGTCGCACATGACCAGGGTTTCAAGTCGGGCAACGCTGCGGGGCGTCGTAAGGTAGGGCGATGCCTTGGGGATGTTGAACGCCATCTCAGCCCACGTCCCCCACCAGCCAGTTTCACCCGCTTCCTTCGCGTAGAGGAGCCGTTGCTGGGCGGCGTTGACGAACTCTGCCAGGCGCCCCACGTCGTTCTGGCACATCTGAAGAAGCTCGGGCAGGCGCCCGGTTCGAATGTCGTAAAGTCGAAGGCGTTTCATGTGATCTCCAAAAGTCCTTTGGCCGCGTTCTGAACGGCAAAACGTTTCGTGGGCGTGAACACCACATCCCATGGCATCGAAAAACCTGTCTTCACCTCATCCACCGTGTCGGTCGCGGGATTGAACACGGTCACGGAATTGGCCGGCCCGTCCGGAATGTAGATTCGTTGGGTCACGGGATCGTATCGGATATGGCGGGCGTTGGACCCAATCGTGTTCACGTTGATCGTCGAAAGAACGTGATCGCCCGTCACCTTGATCAAATCCAACGTTTCCTGGACCGCGTAACTGAGGATGGGCGCATACCAAGCCCCGTTCAATGGGCAGTAACAAACCGCCACCGGATAGGTGTTGGTTGGGATCTCCGGATTGTCGACCTCCCATTCCTGGTTCCAACCGGCCAACCACGAGAAACTACGGATTTCACCCAGGGTGGTGGTGATCTCTCCGCGCGCGGAGATCGGTCGACTGTTGTCCGTGTCCACGGAATTATCTCCCCAGTTGGTGTCTGAAGACGTGGTGACGATTCTGCCAAACTGAACCGTCGCCGCCACATTGGTGGGATCGAAACTGTACAGGTAATCGTGGCACCAAGTTCCGTAAACGAGCGTGCCGTCCGTGACCAGGTTCCGATGGCCGCATTCATTTCGGATGACCGTGAGCGCCGTCCCATTGAAGTACTGCCAGAACTGCAAAGGCGTCTTGGCCAGGGTCGTCGGGTTGATGATGAACAAATCCCGTTCCTGAAACGGATCTCCCGTAGGACTGGCCGTGGCATCATCCGGAAATGGCATCGAGGAGAGTGAAACCCCCGCGATCAAAACTCCGTTGGCCGCCACGATCGTGGAAAGACCGATCGCGGTCGGGGCGAAGATTGCCGAGTCGATAAGCGCGCCCGTCGTGGCGTTGAACTTGAACACCCAGGGACCGCGCACGCCGAAGATAGCGTCCGCGCTGGCCAGATACGTTGCGCTATCAAGTGGCATATCGGCTGTTCCGGGGTTCAGGGTCAACTCTTTGGCGCACGCCATAATCTTTAAGCGTAAGCAACCGTCGGGTTGCGGATTTCCAAAAATGTTCCATTGGGCGGGGTGGGCACCGTTCCATTGATCGTGTGTACAATGTCATCGGCGGTGAACGCATAGGTTTGAACTGTCTCTACTCCGTTATCATTTAGGAACCTCACTGAAGCAACATAATTCTCTCCAACAAGGAGTTGGGTGAAGTTCAACTCAAAAGCCACGGTTGTCCAGCGGGACACGAAACCCGTCGTGCGCGGCCGAGTCTCCGCCACCCGACCAGTCCCAGTAATCACCACGGCTTGAGCCAGGGCCTGGGCGTCGGTGTATTCGTCCGATAGAACCGCGTCGAATTGATGATCGTAATCGATGATCAACGAGGATCCCAACGCGCTTCCAGATGGGAATCCGATGAGCGCAATGGGTGACACTTGGAAGGCAAAGCTCGCGACGCCCGCGGTATGGACCCCAGCCTGGGTCGCGCTCAAAGGAACCAACGCCGACGTGCCGCTGAAAGCCCCGAACAGATCGCTGCCGTCGTAGGGAGAATTGGTCGAGAACCCGGGCCAGGTCTTCCATCCAATGCCGTCGGTGTAAACGTCCGGGTTTGGGCAACTATCACATGCTTTGGTAAAGAGTTCGCCGTTTTGAACACCAAACCATGGCCCGCAGTAGCCCCGTAATTGAGGGCTCACACCGGAGAGATTGACGCCGGGACCGTTCGGGCTGGTTTGACACGCGGTTTTCAGGATTTTGGCATACTGACTCGTCAACGCACCGCCCAAATCGTATTGGCTAAACCCGCTCCATTCATATCGCCCGGCCCCAAGGTAGAGCGTTCCGGAGGATCCGAATGTGCGATAGCCGTTCTGGCTGTAACCCGAGAAGGTCAGGGTCCGGTACTTCTTGGGCGGGGTGGACGAGAAACCTTGGTATTCCGAGAAACCCAAGACGGTCGCGATCTTGGTCGCGGAAACCGTGGTCATACTCACCGCCGGCGGGTAGAAGCTCTTGTCCGCCGTTTCACACGCCAGATCGGCAACCTCCACGGTGAATGTCGAGCTACCCGAGGAAGTGGGAGTTCCAGAGATCAACCCTTCGTTGGACAAAGTCAGTCCTTCGGGCAACGAACCCTCGGAAACTCTCCACAGATAATCTCCGCTGCCGCCGGCGGCGGTAAGTTGATGGGAGTAAGCCACCCCCGTTTCGAACTCTGGCAACGTTCCGTCGACAATCTCCACGGCATAAACCGTATAGGACTTCTGCATGAAGTTGCCTTGAGCGTTGGTGATCCGTAGCGTGAAACTGAACTGGTTTGCTTCGGTCGGTGTGCCCGATAAACGAGGCACTCCACCGGAATCCACCCCGAAGGACATGCCCGTTGGTATCTGGCCGGCCACGATCTGCCAAAGAATCAAGCTTGGGTCGCCGATGTCTCCAGAACCAAAAAAACCAATCGTGCTTGGTTCACCCACGCAAACCTGGCACTGGGCAGGAGACAAACAGATCCGATGCAGGTTGGCCTGCTGACAGGCGTAGCTTCGAGCCACCGCGTCGGCTTCCTCCTGGGTGGATGCCGAGAAGGTTGCGACCTCAACCGTGTAAGTGAAGGGAACGCCATCAGGACAATTGACCGTGCAGCTTTGCGGGGTGTTGAAGAAAATCTCCGTTCCGTTGCAAAACGCAAGCTGACGTTGGGCGCACAAATCTGCATCCTCCTGGGAAATCAGAGAAACGCATACCCCCAAGCAACCTGTCTGGTCCCAGTTGAGCCCGATCCGCGGGGTGATGACTCCGTTGATGACACGCACGAATGTCGGTCCGTCAAGACCTTCGCTGGTCAGATTGGCCAGTGCCTCGTCATCCGGACATAGAACTTTTTGATCGCATGGGAATGGCATAGGCTTTCAACATACTGGATCTGCACCTTCCGATCGCAAAAGCATCTGAGCTTTCAAAATAATCCCTCGAATTCTGCAGTACCCTTTGACCGTGAGACGCGTCTGGAATTGATACCCAATATTGGCCGGACGTTTTCCGACGCTTGCGCAATGCATGGGCGGCTTGGGCAGGTTCATCATGGAACGGTAGGAAGGTCCGAATTCGGCAGGTGGATAACTACAGATAGCCTGGGTATCCTCGTCGCAATTGCGCGCCGAGCATTCCTTCCATTCATGCCAGAAATACCAGCAAGGATCGCCGTCCGGACGCCATTCCATCTTGAAGAGAACTTCCCCATAAAGTTTGTCGATCCACAATTCTCCACCGGTCAGCTTTTTCAGGTTGAACTCTTTGTTCCACGTGAAACTTGGGGTCTCGATCAGCCAGGTGATGCGCGATTCCCCCTCCGGGTTGGCTTCGCTCACCACCCCGTTGAAATCGCTCCGAAGATGCTTGGTCAATTCCCAAAGTTGAATCGAGGAGTCGATCCGTGAAACCACCAATCCGAACCACCGTTCCAACCCGCCGAAGTCTCCGACGAAAAGCTGCAAAAAGTCCAATCCTTCATACATGCCTTCCCAATTGGGACTCGCCTCAGATCCAAAGGAACTGATCGGCAGAAAATCCATGGGCAGAATCGCCTGATTGACCGCACCGCGCGGGCTCATCTTGGGGAGGGTCGCCTGCAAAAGACGATTATCAAAGACAACTCCACTGCCAAAGCGCATCAAACTGCGGTCGACAAACTGCAGCACGCGGTTTTCGTTGGCGCTGGTTTCCTTGTTGCCCCAGGAGTTGAAGTATCGAATGGCAGAAATCAGGGATCGGATGCCAGGTTCGAGTGATTGATAGAAAAGGTCTCCATTGGCCGGAGTGATGGAACGGTCGTTCACGGCGCCATTGACCAACTGCACCACGGTTTGCAAAGGCTGATTGTCTGTATCCGCGGCGATCCAATCTGTTCGAGTCACAGGCACCGACAGGGCGTAAATGGCTTTGCGAGTGAAAATGAAAAGCCGCCCCTGACCCAAAGCCGTGTCCAGGTTGGCTCCATGCTTTAGAGCGCGAATGTTCCCGGAATTGTCCGGCACGGTAAACCCGTCACCACCCGCACACAATGGGTTTTCGGTGACGTTCAAAACCGCGTCCTTGAAATTGTAGGGCGCCGTTCCAGATCCTCCTCTAACGATGTCGCCCGCGGAATAGTTTCTGCCTTGGGCATACCAAAGCCGACCCATGTAATAATCCATGGCCGTCGCGGCGGGGATTTCATTAACCCCAGGGGTTCCCGGGGCGACGGCCGTATTGGTGATGCCAATGCTTCGCCGCAGTGTCGTTCCATCCCAGAAGAGTGGCAACGTAACCAGGTCGCCGGCTTGGATCACCAGAAACTGTTCGGCTTGGACGAAGAACGCCTGGTCGACATCCGGAGGGTTAAACAGTCCAAACGCGCTTGAGAGATTCGTGACAGCGAATGGAGCAACGCAATCGACTTTGAAGATATTGCCGCCGATACTCGTGATGAGATAGGGGCTTCCGTTGGTGGGCTCGTACATGTAGCCTCCTTGAAAGAGAGCCGAAGTATCGTCCACCGCTGCCAAGAGTTGCCATCCCCCGCGCGGCCTGATACCACCGTCCCTGACCGTGGCGTTGTAGAGCCAGGCCAGTTGGTTGCGTGGAAGTCCGCCTGGGTTGGACTCCGATTGAAGGGTCGTCGTGCGGATCGAATCGACGCCCATGCTAAAGTCTAGGCTTCCATCAACAATCGTTAAATCACTGGAACCATTGGCCATTGTTATGATAATTGCTTTACTTTGAGCCACAAGCAAACCTTAAGATGACCTCATGGCGGTAAAAAAAACTCCCCGACGCTTCCAAAAATACGGCGGTTGGTGGCTCTCAACCATGCATCCGCTCGCCATCGAGATCGAATGCATCCGGCGCGGCGGCCAATGGAAGAACGACAAAGGCGAAGAAATCGGCAACGGTCTCTTCTTCCATTACCAGGAAGCGCAGAAGATAGCCTTCCCATCCAAGGCATGGCACAAGTGGAACAAGCTGGCCTTGGAGATGTTCCTGCAACACCAATACATAGGAGAACTTGGATGCGCGGCCGCTGGAAAATCGGATGCCGCCGCCTCCGACATGCTCATGGACTGGTACTGCTTCCCTGAATGCACCACAGTTCTGATAAGTTCAACTGATCTGGACAGTTTGGAAATTCGCGCGTGGGGCATGATCAAACGATACCATCGGGAAGCCAAAGAACTTTTTTCATGGTTGCCCGGCCACTTGATCGAAGGCAAACGGCGGATCATCAACAGCCGCCGAGAGGAATTCTCCGAAGGTCGGGATTTCAAAAACGGACTTATGGCGGTCCCAGTGAAGAAGGGAAATGCCTGGGTTGGATTGGGGTCGCTCGTGGGAATTCACAACAAGCGCGTGCGACTCTTAGGCGACGAACTCAACCTCATGCCGCGTTCTTTCATCGACTCGGTATCGAACCTGGCCAAATGTCCGGATTTCAAATTGCGCGGACTGGGCAATCCCAACGACATTAACAACGCCCACGGCTTCATCTGCCAACCTGCCGACGAACTGGGCGGATGGGAAAGTAACATTGACCAAAGACCCGGAACCAAGACTTGGAAAACACGGATGCCCAACGGAATTGCCATTCAATATCCAGGCAGCGACTCGCCAAACATGGATGTTCCTGAGGGTCAACCACCCCCTTACGACTTCCTGATCACGCGCCAACAGATGGCCGACGATGCAAAGATCTGGATGACCGATGACTGGCATTATCTCATGTTCAATGAGGGGCGATTTCCCCGGGGACAGGGGAGCCGGCGTATCATCACCATGGAGATGTGCAGGAAATTTCACGCCTTCAACAGGGCCGTGTGGCGCGATTCCAACCAAACCAGCATCGCTTTTCTGGACGCGGCATATCGAGGAGTTGGAGGAGATCGATGCGTGTTCGGCGAGTTGCAGTTCGGACTGGAAGCCGAGGGTTACGCTACGGATCCCATCACCAACCTGATAAGCCAGGAATTATTCCAACCACCGGGGCGCATGCTGCTAAATTTGGTTGATACAATGATCATTCCCATCTCGGCGGAAAAGGATAGCGACCAGGCTGAAGATCAGATCACCCTATTCTGCATGGACCAATGCCGGCGCCGCGGCATTCCACCGTCCAACTTCTTTTTTGACGCGGGCATGAGAACCAGTTTAGTCACAGCTTTCTCACGGACGTGGAGCGCGGATGTAGAGAGCATAGATTTTGGCGGCAAACCATCGGACCTGCCCGTTTCCTCCGAGATACGAATCCCATGCCACGATTACTTCTCCAAGCGTGTCACCGAGCTTTGGTACCTGGTCCGACTGATCATCGAGGGCGACCAGTTCCGGGGCATGACAATGGACGTGGCCCATGAAGGGTGCTCGCGCGAATTCAAGATGGTCTCAGGAAACAAGACAGAAGTTGAAAGCAAAACGGACATGAAGAAGAAGTGCGGATTTTCGCCCGACTTGTTCGACGCGCTGGCCGCCGGCGTGTGGGGCGCGCGGCGGCGTGGGTTCGTGCTGAGCAAACTGTCCCATTTCATCATGAAACCCGAAGACCGGACCTGGAAACGAGACGCGCAATCCAAAGCCGATAGATTTTGGAAACTGGGACAGTTATCGGCTTAACTGCCCGGCGCTGGTTGGGATTGAATGAGGGCCATGTTAAACCCATCCCTCATCCCTGAAGCAACCGATTGTATCTGTTCTGGATCGATCTGGTTTTGACCGCCCCCGGCAAACCGCTCGATCAAAAGCAATCCTCCATGGAATAGAATGGCTCCGTTCCCGGATCGCACTTCACTGATGGGAAGGTTCGACAGAGCGGCCGCCAGACTTGCCGGAGAAGCGTTTTCATCATTCGCCACCACTTCCAAAGCCGTCCTGGTGGTTTCAAACGCAACGCGATACTCGGGATTTTTCTGCAAGTACAAGGCGCTTCCAAGATAGGTGATGAGCCTGGCGTCGCTTTGTAAGCTCGCGGAATCTTGCCCGTTTCCGCTCAAGAGTTGGCAGCCTGTTCCTCCGAGGCATAAAGCCGCGGCCAATATGATTGAGAATTTCGATTTATTCATTTTCCTGTTTGGTTTTGATACCTGCGTTCTTCCAACGAAACTACCCGAGCTATCGTGATTGCCATTTGATTGAGCCCATCGGCCAAAGATCTTTGCGTAGCTTGAATGTATTGAATGTCCTTGGCGTTCTGCTCTGTTTTGCTTCTGACCTCGACAAATTCAACCTCTTTGATGTGAACAGTCTGCTGAAGCCCTCGGA